TATCCTCGCCGGCTTCCGTGCCTTATCCTCGCCGGCTTCCGTGCCTTTGTAGTCGACGAGCTCGAAGTTGTCGAAGTTGCTCTGGTCGTTTGGATCTTTGAGAGGTGTCTGGCCGATGACGAAGCTCTTGGCTCCGTCTGCCAATCCGACGATTGGCCCTTCCGAGACTCCCAAGAGCACTTCGATGACGTCTGTTGCGAACAGGTTATCGGAAGTGTTCTTGGTTTTCGCCCCCTTGGAACCCTTGAGTTTCCGGAGGGAGATGTCTTGGATCGTCATGCAGATAACACTCGGTTTTCGCTCGAGTGTATATGGGCATTAGTAGGAATGTTTTCAACGCTGTTAGGAATGCAGTCCTGTGGCTCAGTGAGCCGTGAGACTCTGCCTCCAGCGCTGGCGCATCCACTTCAGACGCTCGGCCGCTTCCATCGGATCGAACTCCCAACGAATGTAGTTCAGCTCGCTCGTGGCGCTCGGATCGATGAGCGCGACCGGGCAGTTATACATGTCCTTCGCGTCGAGGTTCAGCTCCTCGGCATAGCGATCAAGCTTCTTGTAGCTGGCGACCTGGAGGGCATGCCAGATCTTGCCCGTGCCCGGGCGCATGCCGTGGGCGTAACCGGAGACGTGCGTGTGGCCACCGACGTAGATGTCGGACGAACCATCCAGCTGCGCCTTCTTGGCGGCGCCATACACCTCCGACCACATGGACTTGCCGGCGAAGCCGTGGACCGCATAGATCTTCAGATCCCGGCCGTTCGGGAACGTCAGCTGCATCTGCACCTTGTTCGGCTTGAACACCGCGGCGTTCTCAGCGAGCAGGCCACGCAGGATGTCGTTGCCGTTGTTCCAGGCATCGTGGTTGCCGGCCACATAGAACAGCCAGTTCACGCGGGACAGGAACTCCTCAACGATCGCGTTGGCTTCGGCAAGGCTCGTCCCCTGCTCCGCGTAAAGGCGAGCAAGGCCCCCGACCCAGCGGTTGCTGACGTCGCCCAGGTTCGAAGCGAAGAGACCTTCATGCCGGCCGTCGAAGAGATCGACGTGGGAGAACAGCTCACGCAGGTCGGTACCGTCATCGTCGACATGGGGGTCGCCCATGAAGCCGAGGCCGATCGGACCCTCCAGCTTGCAGCGGACGGGGATCACCTTCTCCCGATCGAAGATCTGCTTCTTGCGATCGAACTGGGCGATGCGCCGCTGGATCAGCTCCTGCACGTCGATCTCGCTGGCGGTCTTCCCACCGGGTAGGTCGACCTCGAAGTCGCTGTCCTGCCAGCGCTTCTTCATGCCGCGGATGCCGGACTCGGAGATGTCATACCCTTTCTCGCGGAGGTACCGAGCAGCCGGCCGGAAGCCGCCCATCTCGCTGATGGCAGTCTTGATCAGTTCTTCAGAGGGGCGCGTCATGGCTTGTACTCGATTGCGTTGATGTCGAAGGAGAGGAAATGTGGGTAGATCATGTGCTCGCCGTAGAGGACCGGGATGCGGGTTCCGATCTTCACCGTGTTCTTCGGTGTGCCGAGATAGGCACTGGTCTGCTGCTGGCTTTTGTCAGCTTCGGGTTTGGGTGCCAGGAGGGCCGTCAAGCCGCCGAGAAGCGCGAGGGCGCCGACCTTGATGAGCATGGAGCCGAACAGGGTGGCGCCGCCCAGCAGCAAGCCGACGCCGATCAGCGCGACCCCCAGAAGGATCTGGAGGAAGCCGCCGTTCTTTCCGCCGCTCATCTGCGGGACGAGATGGATCTCGGTGTTCTCGGGGCCCAGATCGGTATGCAGCGACTCCTCCGTGTCGAAGCCGGCGACCTTGATACGGTGGCGTCCCCGAATGGGATCGGGTTGAAAGCCGGGGAGTTGGCGGGTGACTGCCTCGATCACTTCGGCCGCGGTCTCGCCTGCCATCGTGATCGGGCCGTCGTGGAACGCTGAGAGGTAGCCGTGGAGATAGACCTTAACCAACAAGGACGTCGCCTCCCTCTACGAAGAACCGGGTCACGCCATCGTTGCCGATGATGAAGTGGTCGTGCTCTGGCCAGTTGAGGAACGTCGCATAGTCGCCGGCCGACAGGTTGGAGTCCTCGTCGGGATGCGTATGCCAGGTGGAGCTGGCCAGAGGTGCGAACCGAATGATGTCCTCGCCACGCATGTCGAAGCCGTTGGTGGGATCGGTGCAGATGTTGGGCACCTCGACGATGTCGCCGTTCTTCAGAATGAAGCCACACCGCTCATTGGGGCCCTCATAGAGGGCGAGAAGATCCGAGGTACTCATCGAGTTTCCTTTTGATGCTCGGGCTCACCAGATCGAGGAGGTTCGCCGTGGTCTCGGTTTTCTCGAGGACGACGTCCTTATGACGGAAGACGGCAAGCGTGGTGTTGCGCAGGAGAAGGCGGTAGGGCTCAACGACCGACAGCCGGCCGAACATGTGATGGAGGACTTGGCCGTCTTCCACGAACACTCCCGCGTGGTTCCCGATCGAGGACTCCACGGCGCACAGGATCACGTCTCCCGGCAGGTACTGCGAGGGATGGCAGTCCAGCAGATAGAAGCCGCACTTCTGGTAACGCGCCATATAGAGGTTCAGATCGTGTTCCCAGAACTGCTTCGGGCAGGCGAAATTTGGGAACTGGACGCCGAAGTTGTCGGCATAGAAATCGCGGACCAGATGGATGCAGTTCTGGTTTTTGTAATCGAACGGCCGGCCGAGCAGATGGTCGTACTTCATCAGAGCGTCACCATTGGGAACTCAGGGGGAGCAAACTGTCGAACGGGGATCTGGAAGTTGGCGCCTTCCGTCATGTTCCGGAGTTCGAATGTGATGCTCTGACCGGAGATCAGTTCCCTGATCCTCCCCACGTACCACATGCGCTGCTCGGAAATGTTGACGTTGTTCTTGATGTGATCAACCCGCACACGCTGGCGCGTCACGCTGGCCAGATCGAGCTGTCCCTTCACCGCGGCAGAGTTGAAGACCCCGAGCGGGTTCATGATCTGGATGACCGGCCGGCTCTCTTCGCCATCGGCTGACCGGTTGTCGCCCGTCAGTTTGCAGGCCATGCCTTCGAACTTCAGACCACGCCAGGTCACCTCGTCGTTGTTCTTGAAACGGAAGATGACTGGCAGGTTCTTGAGGCGGATGGTGTAGAGCTCGACGAGGCCGTCTGCACTCAGCTTCTGGGCTTCTTGCTTGTGACTGAGCGGAGCCGACGACGTCATGGCTGTGTCAGGAACTCCAGCTGGAATGCCTCGACGGTCCCCTGCCCGTTCTCCGCGACCTTGTATTCGAGCGGCTTGGAAAAGCGCACGGTCAAGTTTCCCTTACCGGGAATCGGGAGCAGGAACTTCGTCCAGAGCTGCACCCGGTTATAGAAGGCCTCGAGCCGAGCGATGTTGATCGCAGGGTTCTTCGTGAGGCTCACCACTCCGGGGGAGGACTCGTAGAATTTCATCGTTTTGAAGTGAAGGAGGTACGTTACCTGATCAGGAGAATTTGGCTTGCTTGCAAATTCGTAGCCCCGTCCAAACTTCACCTTCGCTGAGGACTCTGGATAGCGCACTGTCCAGGTGAAGTACGGGAAATCAAACGTTTCCATTGCAGCTTATGTGGGTTCGGAACCCTTTCATTACAAGAGTTTATATATCTGGTATCTATGGGCTTCAGCTTTTTAGACCCACCCCTTCGGATCCACGTTAGCCACTCCTTCGAAATGACGCGAACGATGTTCGGCAGGCTTTTCTGACCCCGAACCGGCCGGCGCTCGATCGAGATCAAACCCATCATCTCAGCTTTGCGCAGCGTCTTCTGCACCGTCGAGTGACCGACGTCTGCCCGCTTGCGCCAGTTCATGATCGGCTTGTCGAAATACCCACCTTCGAACGTCAGGATCGCGAGGACAGCCAGCTCACAGGTGGTGAAGGCCGCTGCCAGATGGCTCGGCATAGGCCCGGTATTGGCCAGGCCGCGGCGGTGCGCCAGCTCGATCTGGGTGCGGGTCTTCCTCTTTCGGCGTGGCCGCGGTGGGAACACCGTGGTGCGAGCGCGACCAATCATCTCGGCCAGCGACACGTATTCATCCTCGGAGATAGAGCCATTGCCCCACTCCTTGATGACGGCTGCAGATAGGGCGTCAAGGTTCGCCCGCTCCGTCGATGCGACGGCACGTCTCAATATCTCAAACACACGACCTCTCAGCTCGAGAAGCGGCAACTTCTCGATTGACAAGCGAATCAGTTTTTGGGATATTCATCACCAGCGAAGGGGTGTGACGAATATCCCTGTGAATTTGGAAGAGCTCTGGGACGGCAATCCTGGGGCTCTTTTCGTTTGTGGCTACGTCACGACTCTGTTTCCTTTCTCGAAAATTCCTGTAATCATGACCTAGGTCACGAGTCGTGGCAAGCGAGTAATTTTTGTTGCTACCGGGTATTTACCGGGTAAAGACGAGAGAGTAGATGTCCGAACAGGTGCTCATGAACGTGAAGGTTGACCGAGAGCTCAAGGAAGCTTTCACAGCCAGGGTCGCCGAGCAGGATCGCAACGTCTCGCAGGTGCTGCGGGAACTGATGCGGGCATATGTGCGTAAGCCCACGACCGAGCTCAAATTGATCGAAGAAACAAAAAACTAGCTCGAGGCCTGAATGTATTTTGAAGTGGTTGGGGGAGACTTCGAAGGTAAGGCGTTTCCTACGAAGTCTATGTTCGGAGGGGTGAAGGCCAAAAACTTCCGAGGCCTCCGGATAATCTCCGCGCAGAAGACGTATGAACCTGGTGAGATAGTCCGGTTCAAAGACTTTGGAGCTGTGGCTTCCCTGGACGTAAATGCAGCAGCTATGGCCTTAGCTGGTGGTGTGGCGTTTGGAACCGTTGGTGCGATCGCAGGCGGTCTAGCCGGCAAGCAACCTGTCTGGACAGTCGGTATCGAGTTCTCGGATGGCAAGAAGGCCATCCTGCGGACGAACCGTCCGCAGGATGCCAACATGCAGATCTTACGAAAGTTCATCGAGACGAAACATCTCGAGAAATTCGACTTCTAGATCGCCCCCATATTCACCTGCTGGATGAGCGTCTTGATCGTGCCGCGGCGGCTGATGTTGTCAGCGATCGTCGCGATGATGTCCTTGTCGCTCGGCGGGGGAACCTGGTCCGGAGCCACGACCCAGACGTTGACCTGACCGTTGTTCTGGAGCTGCTCGTCCTTCTTGGCAGCGCGGCCGTCCAGAGCGCCGGCCGAGATCTGGCGGTTGCCGAGGTTGTTCAGCTCGTTGAAGCCCTTGTCCCCGATCACATCCATTGCTGACTTACGCAGGATGCCCTCACCCGGCATGACATTGACCAGCACGTTGTCGCGGAAGGGCGAGGCGCCGTTCGCGGCACGGGGGATCACCCGGCCGTTGGCGGCACGGACGATCTTGCCGTTGGCAGCTGTCCCCGGGGTGGCGAAGAGACCCTGGAACAGCTGGTCGACGAACGAGTTTCCGCCGCCCGCACCCCCGCCGAACAACGACATGATGATCTGGTTTGCCAGTGCCTTCGCGATGATCTGCATGAACATCTGAAGAATCGTGCTGCCGAGCTGCTTGAACGCTTCGCCGGCCGTCATCGTGCCCGAGGCGATGTTCATGAAGAACTCGCTGAAGCCGTTGGACAGACCATCAAGCACCTGCCCCCAGGCTTCCCCAACCTGCTGAGCCATCGGGATCATCTTGCCTTGTGCGTCGAGGATACCGTTGGACTGAGCCCAGGCATTCGTCGACGACTGGATAGCACTGGTCACGGACGGGCCCTGCTGAGCCTTGACCGCATCGAGCGCGTTGTTGGTCTGCTTCAGCTCGTTGTTGCGAGCGATCAAATCGTTCTCCTGCAGCCTCCACATGTCGGCTTCAGTGTTGCGGCCGGCGGACTCGGCTTCAGAGGCGTAGCGACGGACCTCAGCGATCTGCTTCTCGATGAGCAGGACGCGGTTGGCAGCAGCTTCACGCTCGCGATCGCGGACGTCTGCTTCCATCGTCTGGAAATCCATCGTCGTGAACTTCTGAGCCATGTCCGGCTGGCGGGCGGCGTCGAGCTTCGCCTTGGCGGCATCAACCGGCCGGTTCAGCTCCTCGTCGGCAGCCTTGTAGTATTCCTCCATGATCTTGAGGACGTCACTGTTCAGACCGTCGCGGAGCTTTTCCTGCAGCTCCTTGCGGCGCAGCTGGACGTCCGGCAGAGCCAGGCCTTCGGCGTTCTCCACGTCGAACTTCTTGAGCTCAGCATCCATGATCTTGGCATGGGCATCCTGAACCTGCTTCTGGATCTCCTGGATCGAGCCGCTGTCTTCGTTCAGGCGGGCCTGCGTCTTCAGGGTGCCCAGCCGAGCATTGAGGTTCTTGATCGTGGCGTCCTGGATCGTCTTGACCCGCTTGACCTCCGACTCCTCAATGATCTTGTTCGTCTCGGCCGTCGACTTCTCGATCTCACCAGCGCCGGATGTGTCCGTGCCGGCGACAAACGCCTGTGCATTCGCGAGGCGCTTGGAGATGTGATTGATGTCCGGATCGGCGTTGGGCCGTTCGAACTGGTTCATGAAATCGCGGGTCAGCGTCTGGACGTCTTCGCCGCCATTCTTCAGCCGGTTGAACAGCTGGGGGTAGTCGCGCTGCAGCTCGTGCAGAACGAAGTCATACTGGGCCCCGGCGTCGGTGACGTCCTTGCCTTGACCGATGGCGAAAGACCGGAGCTCGTTATAGCGAGTGCCCCGCCACTGGGCGACACCATGTGCGGTTCCATGGTCACCCACGGCGCGGGTGTTGAACTGGGACTCCACTGCCAGGTTACCGGCAATAGCTGCGGCGCCCTCCTTCGACAGGCCGCGGTCCATGTAGTGCTTGATCGCCGCCTGGGCACTGCCGGCGACGGCCTCACTGATCGGCTGGCTGAGGTCGATCGCTTCGATGCGGGTGTCGATGTTGGAGATCTTGCCGAGCTCGCCACCAAGCGATGCGGTCAGTTCGCGGATCTTCTTGACCAGTGCGTCGAAGGCAGCGCTCGGCGGGGTCCGCTTCAGCTCGTCCTGCGCCAGGTCGATCTGGGTCCGGATGTTCTTCGCCGTGTCGGCAATCGCTTCCTTCTGACGCTGAAGCGAAGCCTTCAGGAGATCCTGCTCCTTCTGGATGGCGTCGTCGTTGACTTCCTTCGCGTCCTTGGTCAGCTTTTCGAGACCATACTGGAGCTCGTCCTGACGGGTCTCCAGTGCGTCGGGGTCCGTGGTGACCGCGATCAGCTTGGCGTAGTGGCTCTTGAGGGCTTCGGTCGATACCTTGAGGTATTCGGTGTAGGCCTTCTTGGCGACATCGAGAGCCTGCTGGTTAGGCGCGTTCGTGATGTCGCGGCGAAGCCGGCCGAACTGCTCGTTCTGCTGTGCCGCCTGCTCACGGGTCTGCTTCTCGAGAAGCTTGCGCTGGCGCGTCTGAGCTTCGCTCTCCTGGCCGCGGGCGCCGAGACCGAAGGCCCCCATCTTGTCACGGAACTCCCGGGCGATCGGCTCGGCGTTCAGCTTGTTGATGCTGGCATCGCGGTCGAAGGAACGACGGAACGTCTCGACAGCGTCGTCCGTCATCTGTTCAAGCCATTTGTCGAGCGCCGTGAGCGCCTCGATTTCCTGCTCGGACGTCAGACCCTTCTTGCGAAGATCACGCAGGCGGGTGTCGTATTCATCCTTGATCTGACCGCTGCGGGTGTCGAGCTGCTTATAGGCGTTGGAGCTCTGGATGCTCGCCTGGTCGATCTTCTTCTCACCCTGCCGCTGTTCTTCGCGCTTCTGTTCCAGCGAGGTGACATTGGCGATGAGCGGCTGAAGGACTTCCTTCAGGGTGGTGAGAAACGCGATATCACGCTCACTGGTAACCGAGCCGTTGAGCTTCAGCTCATCGATCTTGGCATTGATCCGCTTCTCGAAGGCAACCGCAGCGAGGGCGTCATCGCCGCTGACTGCACTCATGTCCCGGTTTGCGAGGCGAAGCGCCTGAGCGATCTCGGGGCCGAAGTAGGAACCTGCCTGGTCGACCAGGAAGTTGCGGTCGCCCTGATCGAGGACGGCCCGCTTGCGGCCATACTGCTGTGTCGTCAGCGCCCGATCGAGATCCTGGCTAGGGTTCTTCAGCAGAGCCTTCTGCTGCTCCTCGAGCTTCTGGATCTCCAGAGCACGGGAAGCGTTGACCTCAGCCAGTTCAGCAGCGCGGATGCCCGCGGAGGTCTGCTTCAGGTCGTGAAGTTCGCGGATCAGATCGGTGACCGAAAGGGTGTCATCCTTGATGGACAGGCCGAGCTCAGCGAACTGGTGACGCAGCTCGTCGATCTTGGCGCCCCGCATCAGCTCGTTGGTTTCGAGCTCGCCCTTGCGATCGATGACGCCCTGAATAGCCTGGTCGATCGAGGTGATCTTCTTCGCCGTGGCGTCGGCCGCGCCTTCCAGCTGGCTCGTGCGGCCCCGGAGGTCATCCAGCTCCTGCGCCAGATCCTTGCTGCTGTCGGACCACGAGTAGAAGGCGGTCGCAGCCGCGATCGCAGCGGTCGCCACGAGACCGAACCAGCCAGCCGGTGTCATGAGGGTGAGGACGCGGAGTGCGGCGGTGAGCCCACCAAGTATCGTCGTCGCCCCCATGGCCTCCGTGGCCATCAGCATCATGCCAGTGCGGATGCTGCCGAGCACCGGCATCATGTTCGTGAGGCTGCTGAGCAGCGACATTCCGAGGGAAGCCGCCATGATGGTGCCGAGGGAAGCTGCAGCGACCCCGACGACCTTCAGCACGTTCGGGACTTCGGTCAGTCCGGACACCAGTCCGGTCACGCCCGAGAGCACCTGCTGCATCATGTTCAGGACAGGCTCGAAGCCAGTGTAAGCCGCTGCGGTCAGAACGCCGCCGAGGTTCTTCGCCGTGTTGGCAAAGGACTGCATCTGGATCGCGTTGGCTTCCGTGGCCGCGGCCGACAGAACGAACGAGCGCTGCAGATCGTAGGCCAGTTCGGTGTTGTTGGAGAGCGCGACGAACGCTGCAGCCGAACGGAGCTCGAGAGCTTCGTAGGCCTGAGCCGCGCCAAAGCCGGCGCTCTTTAGCGTTTCGATGACCGGCAGGAAGCCCTTGGTCTTGACGTTCACATCTTCGATGCTCAGTCCGGCAGCACTAAGCGTCTGCACCAGCTTCTTCGAAGGCGACTGCAGGTCGGTCAACAGGGAGCGGAAGCCGGTACCCATGGTGGAGGCACGGATACCAGACTGCGACAGAGCGCCGAGAATGGACGTGGTCTCTTCAAGTGTCAGGCCGACTTCGTTCGCGGTCGGGCCGATGTAGTTCAGCGCCGTGACGAGCTTGTCCACCGACAGCTTCGAGAGGTTGAGCGCGGCGGTGTAGGTATTGGCCACGTCGGCCGTACGGCTGGTCTCGAGGTTGAAGGCGGTCAGCGACGAGGTGACGACGTCAACAGCCTGAGAGAGGTCCGAACCGGTTGCGGTGGCAAACTTGGTGACAGCGCCGAGCGACTGCGTGACATCAGCCGTAGACAGACCTGCCTGGGCCAGCATCGTTGCGGCCTTCGTCATCTCGAGCGAGGTGAACGGCACGGTCGCGGAGATGTCGAGGAGGTTCTTCTTGAAGTCGACCATCTCGCGGTTGGTCGCGGTCGAGATAGCCTGGAACTGATGGAGCTCTTTGTCGAGCTCGACGATGCCCGAAGCCGTGCTGCGGATCGTGTTGAAGAGAGCCCCGACGACCATGAAGTTTGCAGCGACACGGCCCTGTACGGCCATCATGTCGGCGCCGCCGTTGCTGTTAAGGCGCTCATAGGTAGCGTCAAAGACGCCGCGTGGTGCGGAGGTGCTGCCAGTCTCGCGGAGGTTCTGGGCTGCGGTGATCTTCTTCTGCCGGCGGTGTTCGCGAAGCGACTGCTCGGCGTTGACCAGGTCGGTGTCTGCTGCTTTCAGGCGGGCGGCTGCGGCCCGCTCTTCGGCCTTGAGGGCCCGTTCTTCTTCCCGCCGCTGCTTCTCTTCCAGCGCCCGGGAGTTGAGCATCGTCTGGATGCGGTAGCGCGAGTTCCGCGCCTTGGCCGCGGCTTCGGCATCCGCTTCCTTCTGGGCATCCTGAGCGGCCTTGTCCTCGATCGCTTCCGTACGCTGACGGATACGCATGCGGGTGAGGCTGTTCTTGACCCGCTGGGCTGCTTCCTGTTCAGCTGCCCTTGCGGCCGCTGCTTCGGCGCGACGGGCCTCGAGCGCAACACGCTCGGCGTCGATCTGGGCCTGCTTCTCTGCACGGGCACGAGCTGCCTGCTGAGCGGCCGCTTCCTTGTCCATCTTGCGCTGATACGGATCGATGAAGTTTTCAGCGCGGTACCGGCGGGCCGTCTCGCGCTGCTGGCGCAGCTGCTCGCTGAGGGCCACTGCTTCCTCGTCGAGGAACTGTGCCTTCAGCTGCATGTTGCGCATCTGGTCGCGGGACATCCGGGCCCGCTGCAGGTCGACGTCCTTGTCCTCCCGGATCAGTTTGTCGTCGCGGCGAAGGTTCTGGTTGTTCTTCGCGCTCAGCAGATCCTCGTTGCCGTAGACCTGGAAGGTACGACGGGTGCTGAAGGCTTCCCGCTTTGCGAAGATATCCTGATAGGCCTGGTCGGACTCGCGGATGAGCTTCTCAACCTTGCGGGCCTCGTTGCTGAAACGGGCCTTCAGGGCAGCTTCGTTCGTCCGCATCAGCTGGACGGAGCTCTTGAGAATTGCTTCGCTGATCTGAGCCTGGACAGCCTTCGACGAGCTGACCAGGTCGTTGATCGCGCCACGAGCGGCGGCACGATTTGCCTGATTGGACTGTGCCGTTTCGGTCGTGGAGCCTTGCCCTGCACGGGTGTAGATCGACGACGCGAGCCGGTCCTGCTGACGCTGTGCGGAGATGAGGGAGATCTGTCCGCGGGCTGCAGCCTTCTGCAGGTTTTCAGCCATCGCGGTGGTCATGTTCGCGATGGCTTTTTCGATGACCCCTACGTTCCCGAGGAAGTCGCCGGTGACTTTGTTGAGGCTGTTACGGATCTTTTCGAGCTCTTTGTGAGCTTGACCAGTGCCGATCGTGTAATCGACGTTTACCTCATTGTCAGCCAAGCGAGCCCCCTATATCGGAAAAGGCCTTGGCGAGCTCGTCGAAGGTCTGAATGGCGCTGCTCTCAGCGGGCCGGCTTTCACCACCACCGAGGGCTTCATCGACAACGAGACGGAAGGTCTCGTATGTCTGCAGGTGATGAGCCATTTGTTCCTGCGATTTCAAACTCACCAAGGTGGTCAGGTCAGTGAACGAGTACGACCAATAGACCTCGTCCAAGGAGCTGGGCCGGACGCCCAGCGTCCAGATTATGCTGTCGCGGAAGTCGAGCCCTGCAACCCATCCAGCGAAGACTTGAGGCCCTCGAGCACGTCCTTGTTGGACTCCACCCGCTTCACCATTTTTCCCAAGGACCGAACGAAAAAAGACAGGACATGCTCCGTTGCCCAGTCGAGCACGGCTTCAATGTCGTCGATCGACATGTCCAGGTCATCCATGTCCTCGACCTTCTTGAGGATCTTGCCGGATGCCTTGCGATATGCCAGGCAGGCGCCGAGGACGTCTTCGCGGAGACCTTCGTCGAGGGAAATCTGGGGGGCAACCTCGGGAGAGCCGACCAGCTTGGCCAGTTCATTGAGGAGGCCGTACGACATCAGGAGTTCCCGGTCTTTGCCTTCGAAAACGATTGAGAGTTTGTCGGTCATGTCTGTCCTGTCATGGAAAAAGAAACGCCCCAGACATGTGGTGTCTGGGGCGCGTTGTTACAAGGAGTGTCCGAGGCTTAGCGAGCGAAGAGGATCGCGCAAGCGTTGGCGTATTCCGTGAAGAAGGGGTCGGTCGAAACACCCGAGTACGGCGTGAACTCAAAGGGCAGATTGCCGAAGTTGTCCGTCTGGAATGCGACACCCATGCCCTTGGTGATCTTGATCTTGGGCAGGAGGATCGTGAACGGCGCATTGTCCTTCGGGAGCAGGCCGACGATCTTCGCGGAGAACTCGGGCTGGACGTCCGTGTTGCCGACGTCGATGCGCTTGACGCGGCCCAGGCGCGAGCCAACCGGGAAGACCACGGCGGTGGCCGGCTCGTAGCCCGCAGCGATCGTGATCGTGGTCTTCGAGGTTGCGAAGACTGCCGAAGCGACCTTGGCGATGTGGACCTTGTCGTCGATGCCGTTCTGCATGAAGATGAAGTCGCCAGCAGCGAGCTTGGACGAGATGTCCGAGTTCACTTCAATCGTCTTGCCGGCCGATGCGTAGGCCGCGGAGGCCAGCCAGATGTCTTCGTTCTGGTCGAAGGCAACACCGGAAGCATCCAGACCAGCGGCGTAGCCGAGGTTCCGGACGGTGTATTCGTAGATCTCCATGGAGCACTTGACGCCATCGGCGTTCTTCACCGACATCACGACCGAGTTCTTCACGCCCTGCGTCAGCTCGACGTACGTCGGGTCGGCAGTCATCTGGAAGTTCTTGACGAGGCCGAGCGCGTGTTCGGCGGGGTTCAGCTTGTGGAGATCCTCGGGCTTGCCCACCATGACAGTGGCCGTCGAGAGAAGGAAGTTTTTGGTCTTTGCAGCGCCAGCCATGTGGGTGGTTCCTCGTGTTTATCGGCGGAGTATCTACCTTGATAAATGAGGATTTATCCCCATATTTGCGAGGAGTCTTTTGCAGCAAAGTGATGAAGAATGCACCGTATCTCAGTAGCCCTCGACGACGATCTCTCGGCCCTTATCCAGAGCCGTGCGGAGATGAACAAACGCTCTATGAGCAAGGAAGTGATCTTCCTGGTAGAGGCCGCTTTGTCCGCAGAGCGTGGCAGCAATCTCGAGATCCTTCGGACCTTGATGATTGCTCAGGGAGGGCTTCAGACTCTCACCCCATCGCCGTAACTGTACCAGCGGTTTGTTCTATGTAACTTGGCTAAGCCGCGTTGCTCTTATTTCGAGAAACCCACTTTTGATACTGGCGCTCCGCTCGTCCAACGATTGCCTTATACCGTTCGGGCTCTTCCTCGTGAACATGTGTGAGAGTGGCGAGTAGCCGTGCAATCTGTTTGTTATCAGTTACTGAAGCTATGAAGGCCAAGTTTCGGCCCATAAAGATCTCTGCAGTAAGTGCCCAGACTGCGAAGAATATTGCTATCACGCTGATTAAGACAAGCATATATATGATAATTGGATGTTGGATTGAAAAATCCGTAATACCAAAAGGGTCTAGCAAGCTATCTCTAATCGAAAAGACGGGTAATTCCGTCCCGCCTAGGATAAATTTTTCAGCTGGATACACAGAGTCGTAGGAGTTGATGACGACTAATGTAGCCGCACCTCTCGGCAGGACAGAGACTGTCGCGTCTGTGATTGAAGGGTCGATGAAGCGAAAGTTCTTTTGGTCTTCGACATAAGCGTAGATGTTACGACCCATCACTACTTTGATGTCGGGCACTAGGTTCGGGCCGTCGTTTTTGATCTTGTAGATCGAGAGGCTGACAGAATCGCCTATAATGAAGTCTTTATTTATTTTTTGGAAGGTAGACGGTTCGGTAAAGTCTAGTGCAGGTGTAAGCCGTGTCAGCGCTTCCTTAAAGGCTGCGGTCGCTATATTGCTTTGATAGTATTCAATATCAATATCAGATGATACATCTCTTGGGCTCGTTGTGAAGAAATAAAAACTTAGCGCGAGTAAGATCGTACCGGGTATCGTGGCGGCTATGATTTGGGATATAAATGAGTTGCGCACGTTCTTCTCCTGCTAAAGGAGCTACATTATCGCAATGCTCACGGAGAGATAACCCTAGAATGGGTCTCTACACAGTTTAGCCCACCGCCGTAATCGGGTCGATCACGAAGCTGCACTGGACGAACTGCAAAGGCCGAGCATCGGCCCTTGTCATTGGCATCACCGTGGTGCCATCAGCGACGAGGATCCACCCCGTTTGCTTGCAGGCCTCTGCGTCGTAGAAGGGGATCTTGCTCCCCGGCCGCATGCGCCGATACGCTTCCCCCACATAGTTCCGAAGACGAAACAGGTTCTTGTCACTCGCGAAGGTCGAGATGCCGATCGTGAAGGAGCCGTTGAAGGTTTCCGGCTCGTCTTCGGTCAGGGCCAGTGTAGTCAGGCCTACCAGGTCGTGGTCGGGCAGCTCGAAGATGTTGGCATGGGCTTCCCAGTCGATGAACTCGATGGTCTCTCCGGTGTGGACGATCTTGCGATCTTCAATGATGCCCATCGCGAACATGGTGAGGGAGCTGTGCAGGTTCTCGTAGATCATGGGGCCTCAGCGTGAGCGAATTGCGTTTGAGATCGCCGTGCCGACCAGGCGCGGGATACGGGTGAGCATCCAGTATGAGAAGACCGGTTGCAGGAGCGGGCGCTGGTATCCTTCGACGCCCTGGAGTTTCATGAGCGCGTCAGGCGAAAGCCCGAGGCTTTTCTCAAACGCCATTGAGGGGTCAGTGGTGGCCGGGTCTTCTGTGAGAAACCCCTTCAGCGTCCGGATGGGCACCTTCGGCATGAAGCGCAGCTGCAGCCGGCCAACGCGGATACGGCGCTGGTTATTGACGACCCGGAGGGACTTGGCCGTGGCGCTCTTTGCATAGAAGATCTTGACCGTTCCGGTGCGATCGACGACGTTCTGAGCAAGTGCCTTGATCTCTTTCTGCAGCGAACCCGTGTGGACAAAGAACTTGGTGGCCTGTTCTCGAGGCGTTGTTCCCTTGGTCGCCTTACCCCCCGCAGATTTCTTCATGATGGTGCGGCGGCTGAGGGCTTGCCATTGCAGTTCAAACCCCTGGCTACCAAACACCTGGGTAAGGCCCGCGGACGGGTTGATCAGAGGTAGGTCTCCCTCCCCTCCAAGACCTCGATCGCTGCCCATGTTGAAAAGCACACGCGTCGGTGCAGCGCGTGTGTTCTTGTCCATGGTCGTGTTCGACTTCACGCCTACCATGTTCATGGCAGCGAACATGACGGCCTGGCCCAGCGAGTTGCGGATACGCGTGTCGAGGACACGCTGCAGCCGTGGGACGTCGACGCTGATGTTAGCGGACGCCTTCCGATTGGTTTCTTCACCCATGGCCTCGACGAAGCTGCTTTGGGCGTCGACGTCGTTTTTCATCACACCCCGCCGGTTACCGACCTTGAAGGTGACATTGACGCCGGCCATTACTGGAGCTCCGACAGATAGACGCCGCGGACGATGTTCACGCGCTTGACGACCATGTTGTCGACGATGTCGCCCAGCTTCAGTTCGGCCGAAGAGAAGCATGTGACGGTCTCTTCCTTCACACGCATAGTGCCGTCTGCCTGCTCACGGTTGACGCGCTCGATGAGAACCCAGATCTGGCCCAGGTCGACCTTGCCCGCTGCCTTTTCGCGCTTCGTGAGAGGATCCAGGGTCGTGGTCTCGCGGGCCCAGGAGACGTTCTTGTTGAGCGGGATCAGCATGTGCGACCGGTACTCGATCACGCCGTACGCGAACGAGGCGTCGTGATCGGCTACCAGGAACCAGCGGCCGGCAATATCCCGGATGACGTCCAGCGTGTTCACCAGGCAGTCCGCGGATACGCGAAGCAGGCGGCGCGGTGCGCTGAAGTCATAGCCGATCAGTTTGCCTTCGGCGTCCTGTTCGACCGTGCCCTCGAAGGGCATGTTATCCGAGCGGAACATCGTGCTGTTGAAGCGAAGGCCGGCGGTTTTCAGACTGACCATGACTTACCCCGTGATCGCGTCGGTGTTTGTCGTCGTGAGGAAGAACGTGACGGCCGTCTCGGTCGTGATGACCAGTGTGTCGATGGCCTCCCGATAGCGGCGCTCAGCTTCGTCCTTGAGCTTGTCGAGCTCCTTGAGGTCGACGCGGCTGAACTGCTTGACACCGTTCTGCTCGCTCTGGGCCATCCGCTGCTTAGCTGACGGCAGGACGTCGAGCACCGCCCGCATCCGGATGAGCATATTGCCCGCCAGTTCGTCCGTCGTGCCCGAGGACAGAGCCTGGGTCAGCACGTCGGCGCCGACCTCTTTCTCGACCACCAGGTAGGCCGACAGCACGTCGATGTCCTCATCGGGCATCTCATGCTCTTCGATACCGATGAAGCTCCGCACGTCCGCGGGGCGCACAGTGTGCAGGGGTTCCGGCACAATCCGGTAGGTCCGGATGAGCTGGACCTCTTCACCGCCAGCTTTGTAGTCGACGACCACTGTGCGGCGCTCGAAGCGCCGGCCGGGAGTGATCTGATGCGCCGACGAGGGAACGAGGATCTGGATCTGGAAGATCCCCGGGGCCACCAGGTAGGGGATGTCGGTCAAGCCGACCATCGGTGCGCCGAGCTGATCCTTGAGGGTATATTTCACGGACCCAACGTCGGGGGGCACCGGCTGCGTCCCGATCAGGAAGGGAATGGTCAGTGCTGTCGGTGCCCCCGCGTTGACGTCCATGTTAGCGGCCCTTACGCTTTGCCGCAGGTGCGTCTTCCTGCTCGAAGGTCGACAGGAACGAGCTGATCGCCAGGTCGCGGTCGCCGCTCTCAAGCCAGAAGCCTTCGAAGTCGGCGTCGGCCGCTTCATCTGGAAGTTCAGCGATCTTGGCGATCTGGTTGAGCGTCGTGCGGGCGATGACAAAATCGGTCATCAGGACGACGGACGGGCGATGCGGGGCGATGTGCTGCCCGACCGACAGGTCGATCAGTGCAAACTCACCCGTGGTTTCTGCGAGAATTTTCTGCATGGAGGGCTCCGAAAAAAAGAAGCCCGCCGTCCAAGGTATGAACGACGGGCCGGGTGGGTGAACTCCGCGAGGCTTAGCCCGCGAAGTTGAGGATCGAGCGGGTGTCGTTGAAGTTCAGCTTGAAGCCGGCGTTCGTCGTCTTCACGACGGTGACCGTCTGGTTGGCGATCGAACGTTCGGACTCTTCGATGTCCGAGCCGGCTTCGATCAGCTCTTCCATCGTGTCGCCACGCGAGAGACCGATCAGCATGCCATCCGGAACGGCGCTGGAGATGGCGAAGTTGGCAACACCCTGGAGCAGCGGAATGCCACCGAGCTGGAAGCCCTGGTTCGAAGCGATCTCGGCTTCCGTCTTGCCAGCGGCGACAACGGGGGCAGCGAACAGCTCGAGCCACTCGAGGTAGGCATCCCAGTTGCCGACGACGGTGTCGACGGGGGTGCCGGCCTTGGCGCGGTTGATCAGCCACTTGATGAGGGCGCGGCGGTTGATCTTACCGGACGTTGCGGCGCTGTTCAGGTCGCTCTGCTTGACGACCGGAGCCGCGGAGTTGACGCCATCGCCGTTGATGAGGATCGCCGTTGCGGCAGCAACCTTCGACATCGCGGTCTCGCGCAGCATGCGAACATGGTACGGAGTCATGAGGTCGAGGCGGGCACGACGGCCGAACTCGTAAGAGTAGCGCAGACCACCGCCGTGCTTGAAGAACGCAACGCTGTTCTGGCTCGTCCGGATCGTGCGAACCGGGATGCGGCCCATTTCAGCGACGGCGCGAACGGTCTGGTAGTCCTCGGCCTTGTCGTCGACGACCGTGGAGATCATCTCCGTTCCGGAAATCGTGCGGGACTGGGACACCATCGGGGTCGTGGTTTCCAGCTGGTCCTGACGGTACTTCCAGCGAACCATGTCGTCGACGACTTCCGGGAAGAGTGCCCGTGTGCCGGCGTAGGTCTGGAAGGTGTCCGCAGCCGCATCGAGAACGACGCCCTGGGCGAAGTCATCGCGAACCGGCAGGTTCAGGTAGGACAGAGCGGCTTCGTAGCCGGTCAGGAAGCCCGAGGCGTCCTGATAGCGATCGGCATGCTCCGAAGCGCGGACGTCGACGGCGAGCGTGAGGAAGTCACGCAGGTTGAGGCCGAAGCTCTTGGCTTCGCGGATCAGCTTCGCTGCTTCATTCTTGCTCTCGGTTTCGTTCTCCGTGAGCAGGACGCCGAGCGTTTCCACGCCACGACGAACAACACGGGTAAGGGACTCAGTCATTCGTATTCTCCGTTAACTGGGGTGCGGCGGGCGCGTTAGATCAGGACGACGACGGCTTCAGAGCCGATGATTTCGCCCACGAAGTTCTTGCTGGGGTCGGCCGCGGTGGCCTTCTTCACTTCACCGCCGCCGGCGCCGACGACCGTGTCGCCCACTGCGACGACCTGGCCGGCCTTGATCGGCAGGGTGTTTGCGAACTTCAGAGCAACGGCGCCGACGAGCTGGCCTTCGACCTTGCGGTCTTCGACAGTCGCGAGCCGGCCGACGATGGTGTCGCCGTCGCCAGCGAGCTTGACCTTGTTCGGCGCGGACGTGTCGAGCGACACGGCCTTGCCGGCGTCAGCTGCGACGATGCCTGCGGCGAGCGTGAAGGTCAGGTGGAAGTCTTCGAAGTGGAAACCACGAAGACCGACTTTGGTGTGGAAGAGTGCCATGAGAAAATCTCCGTGGTGGTTGATTAGCGAGCCGACCGGAAGGCCGAGGCGCGAGGTGCGGATGCCGACTTGAGGTCGACCGGCGTGTCCTTGGACGTGCCGCCGGGGGTGATGACGAGGGAAGCCGAGTGCTCGGAGATGAGCGTTGTCAGGTCTGCGACGGTCGTCGGCAGTTCGACGTTGAGCTTGCCGACCTTCGTCAGAACGGTCTTGGCGGTTTCGCTGAGAGCAGCGACGGCAGCATCCCGCTCGGCCGTGATGGCCGCAGCATCAGCCGCCTGTGCTGCTTCGAGGTCGACGCGAAGCTGGGCGATCGTGGCGTCACGCTCGGTAACGCTTGCCTCGAGCGTGGTGACCTGAGCCTGTGCGGCGGTCAGACCGATCTGGGCGGTTGTGAGATCTGCCGTTTTCGACGTCAGATCTGCGACGAGAGCAGCGAGATCCATAGGTGTTTCCTTGGTTGCGGTAGCATTGAGGACGAGAGAGTTCGGATCGATGCCCGAAGCGGCGAGGCGCTCGTAGGCTTCTCCGAAGTGCGACTTGTCGCGGGTGACGATGCGAGCGTTCTGAGCGCCGCCCTGGCCCACCAGGGACATCTCGAAGAAGTTGGCGAGGCCACGCATCTGAGCGTAGACACCATCCTTGCCGAGCTGATTTCCCTCGTTGTCGATGCCCGACCAGCGGTTCTCGCTGTTGGCATCGGGGCCGAGATAGTCGAAGCCGGACTTGGAGTTGAGGAGCTGCTTGGGAACCACGCTGACGGAGACCTGATCCACAGTTCCGGCTTCGATCTTGGTTGCCTGGGCGTTGGCTGTCGGATCGAGGAAGAACAGAACGCGGAGCTCGGACTCTACGCCGGTGTCCTTGACCTCGCCGTGGAACACACGGCCGATCGGCAGAGGCTCCTTGTCATGCTGGATCTGCACGGGGCGCGACTCGCGCTTCAGCTCAGCTGCCATCTCGAGCAGGAGGTTGCGGTCGGCGCGGGCGCCCTTGTAGAGGAAGTGTTCCTTGCGGATGGGCAGCGTATTGAAGGCGATCGCCTCGTAAACACGCAGCGCGTCAATGTCGACGTCCCCGGCCGAAGCCAGGAGAAGGTCGCGAATGCGCTGGGTTTTTTCGATCTGCTTCATCTGTCAGAAATCCACTTCGGGTTGACTGAAAGATGGAAGTTTGGAGCACGATCTTCAACTAAGCCATTGAATCACAATGCTGAACTTTGCAGCACAAAGGTGCGCGAGAACGAGAAAGGCCCGCACTGGGCGGGCCCTTTCAATGTGCTTTGACGGTCGGGGTTAGGCGAGTGCTTCTGTGTAGAGGCGCTTGGCTTCAGCCTTCGTGGTCGGGCTGTGATCCGGCGCCAGTGTGAAGCTGGTTGCCCAGCGACCGCCGCCCTCGATCTCGCGATCAGTCGTGATGAAGACGGTGACCTCGTCATCGTCTTCATCGTCAGTGTCGTTCAGGTTCCGCTGTGCGAAGAAGCTGAACCCATCTGCCCCCGCCAGCATCTCAATCTCATTCAAGAGCTTCTGCATGTAAACTCCTTAGAACGCCGGTGCGTCGAAGAGACGGTAGGCATAGGGGTTGGAAATGACGAACGTCGTGACAGCGTTGGCCGGCATCGAGACGTACAAAATGAGTGCGGCGTAACCGACCGTTGTGGAACCCGGGAGGGTGGTTTCGACCTCGGTCTTAAAGTCGAGAGAGAGCGGTGCGACAGCCGGCCAGTTGCCTTGGGACAAGAGACCATAGCCGCCCCAGCAATCCTTGGTGCCGAGGTTCGTGTTCACCTGATTGGTGATGTAGAACCGGGAACCGCCGTTGTTCGCTTCGATGTCGACGTGCATACCTGCCTCGAGGAGGTCGTTGACCGTCCAGTAGCTCGTAGGCGGGCTGTCGAATGCGATGCGAACGAGGGCAGGAGTAGCGCCATTGGTAAGCGTAAGCCGTGCCTTCTTGCCCGACTGCGTATCGCCCGCATCCTGGTCCATGAGGGCAATGGTCGAGCTCACTGCGCCGCCACTGGCCGAGATCGCCATGTTGGCTGGAACAGTGCCGCTGGTCACAGTCATGTTGGCCCCAGCGGAGCCGCCTGCTGCCGTGGTGAAGAAGTTGTTCTGGATGTTCTGGCGCGGGTTGTTCGGGCGCTGATCGGCCAGACCTGTGGCGCCAAGCGGGCGGGCGACATGCAGTCCCCTCATCCAGTCCGCCAGGCCGGCCATGGCCATGGTGTAGGCACCGAATGCCGAGAAGTGCGTGACGTCGCCAGGCAGCGTCATGTTCGGCTTGAACTGGATCTGAGTCGGGCTGGCCGTGGACAACCAAACAGCTTTGGTGAAGTCGAACAGGGTGACCGATTTCTCTTCCGCCCAGACGCGCTGACGGCCGTTGAAGCGGAGCAGGGCCTGAACGGCTGCGGCTGTGAGGTTGGTTGCACCCGTCTCGGCAAACAGCACGACAACCTTGCCGTCATCCAAATCCTGCTGCCATTCCGCGGACAGGTTGGCGTAGGCGACCTGATCGACGTTGGTCAGATCGACGTAGACGCCCTGGATCAAGTCCGTGTAGCCGACAGAAGCGATGGTTGTGGAGGCGACCGACTGCGCCACGCTCACACGGTACGTGCCCACGCCGCCTGTCGTGCCACTGATCTGCGACACGATCTTGGTGCCTGCCGTGATGCCGGTACCGGAAAGGATCGCGCCGACGTTTGCCAGGCCTGCGACAGCGGTGACCGTCATAACATCGCCCGTGATGGAGCCTGTGAGCTGTGCGCCCTGCGCGTGTGCAAGGTCATTCACAAGGGGAAAGCCCCAGAGCGAGATGCCTGCGTTCGATGCACGGCGCTCTGCCTGGAAGGCCTTGATGTACTGGTCGCTGCGGTAACCGGAGAGGGCGAACAGACGGTTGATACGGGTGCGATGACCCGTCATGCAGTTGGCCCAATTGACGCAGTGCAGGTCGGAGAGACCGACGTGACGAACACCAATGCCCGCCGCGCTGACGCCCGCCATGGCTGTGCGGCTGTCGCCGTTCATGTCCATCTTCTTGCGGTTGCGGAACCGCTTGAAGGAGCCCAGCTTGGTGATCGCCCGAACGCCTTCCCCGAAGACGCGGTCCATCAGCGCCGCTTCAACTTCGGCTTTCTCGTCGGAAGTCAGGGTGCTGAGGTATGTCGCGAGGTAGGTCATCAAGCTTCCTTGGGCGTAAGATAGATGCCGTCCCTCGAAGTAAGGGTTTCCCCGGACTTCGAAGTGAGCACGTTAATGAGGCGCACGGCGGGTGCGATGAGGATGGAGCGTCCCAGCTCGGTGCGAACTCCATGCAACCCCTGGAATGGGTGACGGAGGCCGTCCATTACGCCGCCGATACGATCGTGATCTTGTCACCCACAGCCGCCGGGAAGTCGCGCTTCTCAGATGCAAGGAGATGAGCGCGGGCACTGGCGGGAGCCGTGCTGACCGCCTTGGTTGCGTCGGGCGTCTTGCCTTTGGCGACGAAGATCGGACCCGCGGACTGTGCGCGTACCCGGAATACGAGGGTGCCGGCGACGGTGATATCTTTGAGGGTGGGTGCGCCCGCAGCTTCCTGGGTCGTGGTGCCGCCCAGGGCGATGGTCTCCGACCAGATCGGGTGGAAGAGCTCGGAGCCGCCAGCCTTGACCGCGATCCCCATCTCGACGTGAGCGCCTACAAATTCAGCCATGAGGGTCTCCGAACCTAACTTTCCTGTGTGAAAGAAAAATGGGCTTTCGGAGATAAGTCTTCAATTAAGAGATTGATTCAAAACGATGTTTTATGCATCATCGCAGCGCATTAGAAAGGGCACTGTTATGCAATTGGAAGACGCAAAATTCATCTGGATGGCCAACGATGAGGAGCTGTTCGGCACAAATCCCAACCAAGGTCGCTTCCTTGTCGTTACGCGAGAGGAAGATGACGAAAATCTACCCAATTCGTTTGGCTGCATCGAACACGATTGGAACGAGGCTGACCATGCAGGTCGGCTAGAACTGCTCGAGTCTCATCTGGCAGTTGTCATTCATCATGACCGCATCAGCAAGGAGGTCATTCTCAACGAACTGAAGAAGATTGACGACATCAATCCGCTTCAGGTCGACCTCGACAAGACTCCGGACGACGAAGACTAAGCCGCCGGCTTCTGGACCTGCTTCGACTTCGCCATCTTTGATCCCTCGGGCGCAAGCGAGCGGCCGAGCGGGTCGGAGTTGGGGCTCACCTCATCAGCGCGTCCACCGGCCGGTGCGGGCGTCATGAAGCCGGTACCGCTCAGCTCCGGGGCGCCGTCCGGCGGCAGGCGGTTATACATCTGCAGATGGTACTCGAGGTCTGTGATGAGGCCGTGGGAGAGGTCCGTCAGCAGCCGGCTCTGGCGCATGGTCAGCTGGGGTTCAAGCTCGAGATCCGGACGAAGCTCGCCCTTCACGAATGCCACCTCTGCGAAGCCCTGGTAGCCGTCCTGGTGCAGCATGAAGCTGAAGATGTTCGTGAGGATCGCGGCGACGGGGCCATTCAGCTCGTCGGCGTTCATGGACGCCAGACGTGCCTCGACCGAGCTCGTGTTCACGCCGGCCGTACCGCGGCCGATGACAGTCGCCATGGTCTTGAGGCCGGCCTGGTTCTGGGCGTTCAACGTTTCGATCACCTTCGAGATGTCGATCCCGGCGCCCGGGCTCTTCTCGTTCATGATCCCCGGTTCGACGGAGTCCATGTGGACGAAGGCCGTGTCGGCGCGGATGTCCTGCACCGAGTTCCGGATCTCTCCGAGACGGGCGTTGATCCACTCCGTCTGCTTGGACTCGTCCAGCTTGATGCTGACCGGCATGTTCTTGCGCAGGACTTCTTCGACGACCGTCACTTCCAAGCGCGGGTAGCCGGTGTATTGCATGATCCGGTAGAGGTCGTTGATGACCTGCTGGCGGGCGGCGATTGTGTTGATTGTCGAAACAAACGGGCTGTTCGAATAGATCTTCGTCGGATTCTGGCGGTAGAAGCTGACGAAGAATGTCGGGATGTCGAGGTTGATCCCATCCGTCAGGCCGGACACCTTTTGCCGGGGCTTGTATTCCCCGGGCTTCTTCTCAAACCACTCGACCGAATTGAGGTCGACGTTGCGTAGATCGGCCGGCAGAAGCTTCTCGTCGAACACCAGCTCGACGCCGGCGCCGCCGCGCAGCAGCACCATGTAGCGGATCTCCTCGCACCACTGGTCGAGGTTCTGCTTCATCTGGAAGCCCTTGGTGTAATCCGTGGGCATCGTCATGAACTTGATGCGCTGCATCAGCGCCTTGGTCGCCTCGGCGTCGATCTGCCCGTCCATGTCCCGCACGAGGATGATCGGCATGGTGTTCGCCATCGTCAGCCAGGCATGGACTGCAGCCGATACGTCAGGGTCATGTTCGAACAGCTGCACCATCAGGGTGCGGGCATCGTCGGCCTGGCGCGAGGAGAAGATGTCGGACAGGTGTTCCTGATACTGCGGCGCCGTCAGGACGTTCTGTGTCTGCTGCGGATTGTAGGTTCCCGTCGCGGAGACACCACCAGTCTTGGCCTTGGATTTCGGGCTGATGATGGAAAAGATAGCGCTGCCCAAGGCCATGTGTGGTTCCTAAATTCGTCCAAGAGATATGGGCCGATTGGTGCGGCGGTTCACGCCCAGGCGTGATGCATTTCCCATCGGAATGATGATGTTTGACTGGTGGACGACACTCCGTGGATCATCCTGGCGGTAGTCGATCGTCGTGTGGACACGCGTGGCGAACAGCAGGTAGGCGAGCGAGTGGAAGAAGTGGTCGTTGCCGGTGAGCTTCTTCCAGCGGGCAGGCGTCTCTTCCTTGGTCTTCTCGTTGACCTCATGCTCCATCCGGACCATGTCCTGCAGGTGGTCGAGGATCAGGCGCTGCATGCGCCCGTAGCCCATGAGGGCGATCTTGCGCTTCCGGATCGCGGAGGCCACCATGTCGATCATGGTCGTGCGGTTGCCGCGGGCGTGGGAGAGCTGGTCGAGCTCGTCGTTCACCAGCGCGACGGACGGGGCGCCGGCCGTGCCTGCGTATTCGACCGGGATGATCCGGCCCTGCGACATGTCGCGGACCTCGTTGGCGAGCGGGGTATAGGGGTTGCGGTCCATCGCGCCGCCGATGACGTTGTACGTATCGAGGATCGTCGTGAGCTCGTCGATCAGGTTGTCAGCGGTGACCTGCCGGAAGTCGAAGACCACCGGGTATTCCTGCCCCATATGTGCCAGGGTGATGTGGCAGGTGAGACCCACGTCGATCCCGATGAAGACCGGCTGGTGCGTGACTTCCAGCTTCCCCTCGCCCTTCATGACGGCAAGGATCTCCAGCTCGCTCAGGCGAGCGCTGGCATCGTTGTAGGCCTGGCCGAGCACTGTATTGTACCACCGGCGGATCGCGTCCTTCTGCTTGTACTTGATCAGCTGGTCCACGATGTACGCCGGGTTGGCGATGTGGTGGACGCAGAAGGGGGTTACGCGGTAGCCGCGAGTACGGCGCCCAGGGAAGCGAGGCACCCAGCTACGAAGAGCTGGATTGGAGGTGTCCAGAGCCGCTCCACAAGCCTCACATCGAATGTAGGAGGCTCCAAGGTCCAGCTTTTCAACAAGTTCAGAGTCGAGTTCGGACAGGTCATTGAGGTCTCCGGAAAGCCCCGGGATCGTCACGAACTTCGGCGTGAACTCGGGGATGTTGTAGTGGTTGCAGCACTCGCATTTCAGGACGTATTCGTGCTGATCGGAGGCCTGGAAACCGGCGTGGACGCCGTAGCCTTCGAAGGTCGGCGTCGAGAACGACTGCGTGATCTTGTAGCTCGAGCCCTGCAGGCGCGACTGGTAGAGGCCGAGCATCTCCTGATCGGCCAGGTCGATCTCGTCCTGGAAGAGCGCGTCGGCGTTGATCGACGTCGCGTCGGACTCCTTGCCGCCGGTGAAGAAGCCGAACGACTGGTTGATCTGATACAGCCCGACCGAGCGCACAGGCTTGTCGGCGCCCATGTTGAACACGGGCTCGCCCGCGATCAACGGCCCGAAGCGGGTCTGCGAGACGCGCTTGAACATCACGTCGGTGGGCAGTGAGAAGATCGCGTTGACGCTGTTGTTGCGGGTGAGGAAGGCTGCGAACTTACGCAACTGAACCTCGGTCAGACCGATCTGCGAGCACTTGATCGTGAACAGATCGGGATGCATGTCATCGACGATCTGCTTCTGGAACTCATAGCCTTTGAAGCTGAAGTGCCGCTTGCGCAGGTGTGTGTTCTTTTCCACCCATTCCGACATCGACATATTGATCGAGTCTTCCGCAAATCGCTGGCGCAGTTGAGAGCGGAAGTCCGACAGATAATCGTTGCGGTACATTGAGAGTTTATATGGTGACGAGCCGGGTGTTTTGCAACTTGGCGCTCTAGACACACTGTACTCTGTTCAACTTGATGTGGGCAAAGTGGTCCTCATCTCATACATGAGAGTTCCCAGACACGGAGCAATCATGCAGCCCAAATACTTTCCGAACATCACCGAGGATCAGATCCTCCTGATGAACCGCGTGACGCGGTCTATTGCCGAAAATCCCGAATATCTGAATGACCCGAAGTGCCCCTATACGCAGACGGTGAAGGACTACTTCACCCAGCAGGTCGCACAGACCAGCGCGGTACCAGACCTTTTTGAAGGTGACGACGTCGTCGCGATCGAGCGTCAGATCCAGAAACTCATCAACGATCTCGAGGTCTACGGGCAGAGCCTGGGTGCCGGCGATGCCAGTGAGAAGCTCCAGTATTTCAAGACGAAGAACTCGCTGATCGAGAAGCTCCTCAGCAACATGGAGCGCGTCACCAATCTCAAGCTGATCAACGAGTTCCGGTCTGTGGTCATCCAGTTCATGGACGAGATCCTCACCCCCGATCAGATCACCATCTTCATGCAGCGCATCGACGGAGTCCTCATCAATGGTAAGTAACATCTTCGCCACCCACGCGCCGCTCTACTGGGCCGCTGGCCTGCCGGCGATCCCGCTGATCTACGAGAACAAGCGCCCCGCGATCCCGCGCTGGCAGACCTACTCCGACGCTTTCCCGACCAAGGATGAGCAGCAGGGCTGGCTGAACGCCTTCGCATCCGGCAACATCGGTCTGCCGATGGGTCCGGCCGCGGGTCTGGTCGCGATCGACATCGACTCCGAAGATCCAGTTGTGCTGCAGGTTCTCGACCGCATCCTGCCGCCGAGCCCGTGGCACCGCGTCGGCCGCAAGGGTCGGGTCCAGATCTATCGCTGGTCCGGCGAGCGTACGGCCCGCATCAAGGCCGAAGACGGCTCGATGATCTGCGAAATCCTGTCGAAGGGTACGCAGTTCGTGCTGCCGCCGTCGATCCATCCGGACACCAAGCAGCCCTACACGGCGAACGGCGATCTCTGGGAGATCGCGAAGAACGCCCCTGCCCTGCCCCATGACTTCGAGCGTGTGCTGAAGGGCGCGTTGCGCGAGGCAGGCATCCCGGTTTCAACCGGCGGCGGTGGCAAGACGGCCAGCTATGTGCCGGCCGGCGCCCGCGATGCGACCATGGTGTGGATGGCCGGCCTGCTGGCCCGCGCCGTGCTCCGCGGCGAGCGCCCGCTGCTCCAGGTTCTGGGTGAGATGCAGGCGTGGGTGGAGAACTTCGTCGAGAAGGTCGTCGGGGATCCGCTCAGCGTCGACAAGGCTCAGCGCAAGGTCGTCGAGTTCCTCGTCCGCGACGTGACGTCCGAGGCTCGCAAGGCCCTGCCGCTCGGCTGGGACGAGGGTCTGAGCGCCGAAGAGATCGAGCGCCTGGGTCTGACCTTCACGGAGGACGACAAGACGTGGTCCGTGCAGATGATCCTCGACATGCTGGCGGCTGAGTTCGAACGTCACCCTGAGCCGCGCTCCGAGGGTCGGATGTCGGCCATCAACGTCGCGCTCGATCGGATCGTCCGGTCGAACCCCGTCATGGGCCCGCTCGACGAGGGTATGGTCCTCAAGTTCATCACCTCGCAGCAGGCCGGCAGCATCTCGCTGACCGATCTGAAGAAGCAGCTGCTCACCCTGCGCCGCGGCGACATCCTCGGTGAGACGCATGCTGAGCTGGCCGAGGCCTGCCTCTCGTTCCTGCGGGTCTATGGTGACGTCCGCTATGACGCTTCGGCGTTCTGGCAGTGGCGCGGGGCTGCTTGGGTGAAGTGCCAAGAGCCCGAGCTGCTGAAGATCATCGCTGAGAACTACGGCTCGTACCCGGCCGGCCGGCGCCAGTCCGACCACAGCGGGATTTTGAAAGTCATGAAGGCGATCGCCGCCTCCCCGCTGCGGAACTCGTACGTGAAGGGCGTCAATTTCGCCAACGGCTACCTGACGGAGAAGATCGAGCTGGTCGCCCACGCGGAAGATTTCGGCATGACCTACACCCTGCCCTACCGGTACATGCCGGAAAAGGCCGGCCACATGCCGATGTTCGACCAGTTCCTGAACGATTGCTGGGCGACGGACCCCGACTACGGCGACAAGCTGCTGGCTCTGCAGGAGGCGATCGGCGTCTCGCTCATGGCTCGGGCGCCGGATTACGAGATGGCGTTCCTCCTGTTCGGCCAGGCTGGGTCGGGTAAGTCGGTACTGCAGTCGATCATGAAGGGACTCGTCCCGTTTGGCTCGAGCGCCTCGATTGCGCCGACCGACTGGGGTGACCGGTTCCTGCCGGCCGAGATGTTCGGCAAGATCATCAACTTCGCGGGTGAGCTGTCGGAGACGCGGCCGATCCCGGGCGACATCTTCAAGAAGGTCGTGTCGGGCGAGAGCATGACGGTCCAGTACAAGAACGGTCAGCCCTTCAATTTCGATCCGGAAGCGGCTCACTGGTTCAATTCGAACTTCCTGCCGAAGACGCGGGACAGCTCGGAAGGGTTCAATCGTCGCTGGCTGATCCTCGAGTTCAACAACAGGGTCGATCCGTCGAAGCGCATCATCGATCTGGATCAGCAGATCCTCGAGCATGAGCGTGAAGCGATCGTCGCCTGGGCCATTCAGGGCTACAAGCGGGTGCTGGATCAGGGCAAGTTCACGATGCCGACGTCGTGCCTCGCGCTGGTGGAGTCGATGGCAGCGGACAACAACACGGTTCGTCACTTCCTGACGTCGCCGGGGACGCCGCTGAAGTGGGGCGTCGAGCACAGCATCGCGATGCCGGACCTTCACACCCACTATTGGCAGTTCATGCTGTCGACGGGGGCGTCGAACCGGGCGAACCTCACGAAGTTCGCGAAGCTGATGAAGGAGCTGTCGGGAAGCCTGCCGTTTCAGATCGATATCCGCGGGAACGGCGAGCTGAGCTACCTGGGCGTGGGGGTCTAGTTATGGACCCACGGGCACCTTGCAATAAAGCGGGAGGTTCGTCACAACCATACATCTGAACAACTCGGAACGCACTTCGCTAATGGTCTACACTGCAGTAACGTTTGACACTCAGATCTTTCGCACCAACAGTTTTGACTTTGATGGGGGCCTGCTCAATCAGTTAAAAAAATTGCGGCACGATTCTATCGACGTAGTTGTGTCAGAAATAGTAATTAGCGAGATACTGAAACAGCTTACTGAGTATACCCAGCAGCTAATGAGTAATTTAGATTCGGCGCAAAAAAAGGCGCGGGATGCTAATATAATTCCTGCGTCGGTTTATGATCTTGGCCGTGATCAAGCGGCCCAGATTGCTCTGAAGAGGCTTAAAGATTACCTTAATTTTCTCAATGTTATCGTTATCAAATATGATGGCTTGAAGCTCACAGAACTTTTCGACCATTATTTTGCACGAAAACCGCCATTCTCAGCAGGGAAAAAGTCTGAGTTCCCCGATGCCGTTGCATTACTCACGTTAGACGCTTGGGCGGAAAAATGTGGGGCAAAAATACTTGCTATTAGCGGAGATAAAGACTGGTTTTTGTATAGTGGTGTATCCGCGCACATCGACGTAGTCGAGGATATTGCGAGTGCGCTAGACCGATTAAATCCTCAGTCGGATGAGGGTAGAGTTATCGCAGGGCATGCCCTGGATCTGATAGCTTCAGGAAGTGAACCTGAACTTATCGAGCGAATGAATCTACTAATTCAGGATTCGCTCGACAACGCGCGCGTCGACGCTTCTGCTGATAGCCACTATCACGTTGAAGCCGATGACGTGACGCTACTACTTAGAGATTTCAAAATCCGAGATACTTCGGATTTTGATCTATTGCTCGAAGCTGAGGACAAGAGTGAACTTGTAGTAGCTATCCAAGCAGATCTCGTAGTCGAGGCCACAACGGAATTTCGTCTCTCGGTGTATGACAAGAAAGACAAGCAGTATTCTGGTTTGGGCACGACCCCCATGCGTATATTCGAAACGTTAGACGCGCAGCTCCTCCTCACTTTGACAAACCTAAAAGGCAAGATTGGCGTCTCAAAACTTGAGATTACAAAACTTCCGAAATGGATCGATTTTGGGTTAGTTGAGCTAAGTTTCGCAAATGATTATTGGCTGGAACGATTTGATGAGTTGCTCGAATCGGAATCTAGCAGCGGACTAGATGATGATATTCCAATCTAGAGGCGCCTTTAGGCGCCTTTTTTCGTTGCAAAAACAGCGATCTACAGGTGGGTACACTGTACTCGCAACATTCTGCTATGGGCGGATCGAGGTTTTTGCGTCAAGTTTTGGGTCAACGGAACACGGATCGAGGTTCGGGGCCCTATGATAGCAGTCGGAATTTCGAAAAATTTCCCGGAGTTTGTCTGACCCTATTAAGGGCCAATACCTCAATAAAATCATAGAATTACGTGGTACCCTTCGTGTGCAAAGCGTGCGGCCAGGGTCTAGGTTGGTGACAGTCGATCGATGGATCGGCGGGGCGGGGTCCGTGATGGGCCTTCGTCTCGATGGGGGACGTGTGTCCTCCGGTCACTTCTCCCCCACGGGGGAAAACGAAACTCTCCCCCACGGGGGAAACAAGCGAAGGCGCAAGACAATGGCTAACGAAGTTAAGTCTAACGAAGTCAAGGCTACTGAAGTAAAGGCAACGGGCTATCAGACGGCGACGGTGGTCGCACGTATCATGGACATGGACGTTGACGCACAAGGTAATGCTGAAAAAGCAGCTTGGAAAAGATACATGGGCCTTGCGCTTCTGGCCATTGCCAAGGGCGTGGATAAGAAGAAGCTGATTGAAGCCGTCTTCGGCAAGGGCGGCAAGGCCAGCAAGACATTCCAGAATATGTATTCCATGGCCGACAAGGCGCGGAACACGGTGCTCGGCAACCGGTCATGGGACGAAATTCGCGCCATGAACATGGACGAAGCGACGGCCACGGTGCTGACCATGATCAATCGGCACATGCTAACGCTCGATGTGTCGAGCAAGAATGACTATGACAAGGTTTGCAACCTGTCTCCGTCCGAAGCGGCCGCAAAGCGCGAAGCGGACAAAGCGGCCGCTAATGAAGAAGCGGCTGAAAAGATTGCCAAGGCCGAAGCCGATGCAGCGGCCGCGACCGAAGCCGAAGCCGAAGCGCAAAGCAAGGCGGATGCAAAGCCGGAACGTACGGCGGCCGAAGCGGCAATCGGGGCACTGGCCGAAGCAAGCCGCGATGACTTGATGACGGTCATGGCCCACATCGTCGGCCGCATGAGCGTTGACGACATGCACATGATGCATGAGCAGCTGGCCGCGATGCTGGCCAATGCCAAGCCGGTCGCAGTCGAGGCGACGGAAGCCGAAGCCGCCGCGGCCTAAGCCTCCCGGCCTCCCCTACGGGGGAGGCCTTGCCCACCACCACAATCTAGGGTCGCGTATCATTCGCATGTGCCTAGTGGCGCGTGTCGAAAGTCGACGACCCGTGTCTCGCGAACCTGGTTCGCGGACCTGATCCGCTGCCCATGCGGCAGAATTTCCTCTCAAAAACCGCGAAGGATGGAGTTTCGAAATGATCCTCGAAACCACGAACCCGAAATACCTCACCCGCCCCCAAATTCCAGCCGGCCGCAAGTTCGCGTTCCAGACGCATGACCGCGCCGACCTCGAGTATATTAGCGATGGCACACGATCCATGGCTCGGGGCGAACTCCAAACCGAAAACTTCGTCGATCGCAAGCCTCATGAGGCCCCGATCCCGAACCGCGAACCCCAGCCGAAACCGCGTGGCTCGTCCCTCACGCTGTTTGACGAGGCCCACGATGCGCCGCTCTGGCTCATCATCGACCTCACGACGGGTGTGGTTTTCGCTCGGGTTCGCGGTTCGCTGCCCTGGGTCGTGGATCAGGTTCGCCTGGCCGCATCCCAGCTCGGCGGCAAGGAAAGCGACCTTTATTACAAAAGGGCAAACTAATGTTCCAGAACACCTTCGAGCATGGATACCACGACGGTATCCGGGGTCGTCAGCGGCTCCTCAACAACCCCGACTACCGCTCTGGCTACGAGACGGGGTGCAAGCGCCTCAAGTCTGACCAGCGGCTCAGCCTCTGGGTCAGCGCGTTCCTGATCCTCGTGGTCGCCGTGGCCATCACGGTGCTTGCCGCCAATGCGGTTGCGCAGGGGATGCCGGTATGACGGAGTTCTTCTACCTGGACCGGCATGGCCGGCTGATGGGCTCCCTCATGGCGTTCAACTTTCGCGATGCCCATTCGTGGCTCACGCGACAGGGTGTCACCTACCACGAGGTGACGAAGTTCAAGCCGCGGGTTCGCAAGGGTCGGGACCGCAGGGTGGCTGTGGTTTGAGGGCTGACTCGAAGATCGGAATCGGGTTCGGGTTCGGCCACAGTGGTGTGGCTGAACGAGAGTACAGTGTATAGGGATTTTCCTAGTCCGGTTACTTTGAAGGCCCTTTTATTATATCTTCTTTTTCTTCTACTTTCCCTTAGAGAGAGAGAAAGGAGTATAGTGTATAAAGAAAGCAGTAGGGTAGTTAGTCACCCTCTGTTTTGGGATTAGTCCCAATCTACCCGCGTGGCTAAAACCGCCACAGCAGCCCACCAGCGGCGATCCTCCCCTGCAGGGGAGCACCACACCACCCAGACCCACAAAATGCCTGTAGCCCTCGGATGCAACCACGGGAAATGAATGTCCATGTCTAGTCACCGCTTTGACATCCAACCAATCGCCAACTCGAACCGCGGGCCGGTCTACGAGGTCCGCTTCCGAGGCGAGACCCTCATCCCGCGAACCGCGAAGCCGGCCGCGGACGCATGTCGCGCCCTTCAGGCCCTCGGTTTGACCGGGCAAGCCGAGATGTGGGGCGATGACAAGCACCGCATGACCTTCCCCAACCTCGAGCGGGCCGCGCTCTTCACCACGACTGAGGGTGAGATGAGCGGCCCCAAGATCATCAAGTACGTGCCCTTCAATCGTGGAGCATTCGAGTCATGAACCTGACCGGCAACACCCGCTACCGCGCCAACTGGCGCGCCAAACTCATCCTCCAGGTCGAAGAGACCTAGATGCGTGACCCGGTCGACGGGTTCTCGATGCCAACCCGCTGCACCTGGTGGCGCGATGCTCGGGTCGAAGACCTACCAATCACCGCCTAACCCCCTCCCCCTTCATCCAACCCTTGAACCGCGATCCCGAACCAAAACCGGGTCCGCGAATGGAGACGTCATGCGAAATCCCCTCGAAATCCTCACCCAGGCACAGAACCTGATCCGCGATCCAAACCATTGGACACAGGGTGCCTACGCTCGAAACGAGCACGGCCACTCCCTGATGATCGACGACGACGGCGTCACCTGCTTCTGCTCCCTCGGGGCGCTGCGCAAGGCAGCGAACAGCGATCTCTACCCACCAGGATTTTCCTATCTGCAGGCTGCGGCCAGGCAGCTGGATGACAGCCCTAACCTCGTCGACTTCAACGACGAGCACACCCACGCCGAGGTGATGGCGCTCTGGGACAAGGCCCGTGAACTGGCCGGCGCTCGCCTGTTCAACTGCTGCACGGACCACGCCACTCCGGACTGGACCCGCTTCGACGGCCTCGAATTGGGAGGCTGCACCGATGACGAGGGCTACACGAATGGTGGCATCGACCGCAAGGACGCCGAGTTCTTCACGATCTACGGCCACCTCAAGGAAGGCGGCGTCGAGGCCCTCACCGATGTGAAGGACTTCAACGACGCTCAGCTCGTCCTGGCCGAGCTTGCGAGCATCTCCGATCTCCCCACCTCGATCGTGTGCTGACATGCGCCGCATCTCGAAATCCGAATGGTATCGGATCGGCGGGTTCCGGAACTCCAAATGCTTCCGGCGCGGCACCCCTGACGGCTGGACCTATTGGGTGACCATCTGGTGACCCCCGAACGCGCCCTCCTCCGCAGGATCGAGCATTGGGCCCAGACCAAATGCCCCTGCAAGAACGAACAGCCGAACCCCTGCCCGCTGTGCGGGGCTTCGGTCGAGAACCTCGAGCCTTGCAAGGCCGTCGAGAACATCTTCCCCCGCGACATCCTCCGCGAACTGCGAGACATCCTCCGATGAAAAAGATCCTGACCCTCAGCCTCCTGGGCCTCGCCCTTGTCTCATGCCAAGCCGAATACGAAGCCGTGAAACGGCGCGAACTTCGTGAAGTTCAGGCCAAAATGCCCAGCGACTGCCAGCTCTATGATCTGGGAGATTACGGCCGGATCGACCAGCTCGTGATGATCCGCTGCCCCGACAGCCAGACTACGACGACGGGCTATGACCGGGCCGGCAAGACCCAGCATATCTCGGCAGTTCAGGTGAACGGCTGATCATGGGCGACCGAGGCATCGCCATCCTGTCGGGCAACCACATGGCTGCACTCGCAGCTGTGGTCGCCGCGACCCAGAACCCGTTCCTGATCCAGAGCCCGAACCCCCGCGACATGTTGAGGCTCGACAACCTCGATCTCTACGGAGCGCCCAAGGACATCCACCGTGGCCCGATCCGTCTGGGTAATTCCCCACCCGTCCATCGGGTGGCTGACCCTGCAACGAAAGCGGCCCGCAAGGCGCAGCGCAAAGCTCGAAGGAAGTCCCGTTAAAGACGGACTAACATTTCACAGATGTTTTGGCTTAGGTGTAAGGAGCTTGTCTTCCTGCTTCTCTCTAAGCCTCTCAATAACCTTCTCACGCTGCGCTAACGTGAGATGTTGCATACAATTGCTGCCAGATCTCGCAGACTCTCTAACCATCGATACCCAGGATTTAGCTCCCCCAAATAAGTCGAGGGTGAGAGCGCTTTTAATAAACTCCAATCCTGCTTTGTGCGCTGGCTCGTTCGCATCGTTCACGCACTTCTCGAAGTCTTTCCAGCGCTGCTCGTCAGTCCGGTTGTCTACGTCTGTCATCACGTCGTTCCTCTGTCACACCGAGTGTTGGATTATAATCACGATATGCACGAACCCATCGCCTCAACTCTCTCGACCCCTGAATGACGACTGTCAGAAAGGCACCTAACGCTGCGAGCAGCGTCACTATGTCCTGGACCATACTTGTACTCCTTAACTGGAGCACATTCTAGGAGTTGTTGGTTTCAAATTCGTTAATAAAACGTAAAAGCGAATTACGTGAATTCAATGACTTAGCTCAGGAAGTCCGACTTTCTTCCCTATTCAACCTATCAGCCTCGATTGAATCCTTAACGTTCGAATTCAAGCAGGAACCTCACCCATGAATGAAATCTACAGTGTGCTCGAAAGAGCGCAATCGCTAATCCGCGACCCCAAAAACTGGGCGAAGGAGGCCTATGCTCGAGACGAGAATGGGTCAGACGTCACAGAACGGGACTGCAACCTCTATGAGGCAACCGACCCCCGGGCCACCTGCTGGTGCTCGGTCGGCGCTGTGCTCAAGGTCGCGGACCTCCCGATCTCGACTGACAACCACCCGGCACTGAGCCTGCTTGAGAAAGCGGCGGGAGGCAGCGGCCCGGGCCTGATCCCAGAGGTGAACGACGGCTCGACGCACGCCGAGATCATGGCGTTGTTCGACAAAGCGAAGGAGCTGGCCCGTGCATCAGCTGCCTAGCGCCCGGGGTGACCGCACCCTGCATTTCAAGAACCTGAACCGGTACCAGACAGACGGCTACCCCGCCGCCCAGATGGACGGCAAGTTCTGGGAGATCGACGAGGCGATCTACGACGAGTTCCTCGAAATGCTCCCTCCCCGCTACTGCACCGGCGGCTTCCGCATGATCGAGGAGCTGACCGACAACCTGGCGGCGACGTTCCAGAAGGTCGGGGGCCGCTACTGGTGCTCCTACGTCGTGCCGCAGGACGTCACCCGGATCTACAACCACATCTCGAGGCTACCATGAAACTCAGCTTCAACACCGGCCGGCTCTACACGACCCTCGGCCAGGTCATCACCGTGCTCACCCTGCCGAAGGAGGAGATGACCATGTTCATGGACCACAGCCGCGGGATCGGCGGGATCATCAAGGGCATGCCTGACCCTGACGGTGGGCCCGAGCACGTCGCCCGCTGGGTGATGGGCTTCTATGACCACGGCAAGTACGCGGCCGATCAGGATGCCATGAACCTCGGTCGCCTCGACACGATCCACAACGTGAGGATCTGATGGACAAGACCCTCGACCCTGACTTCGACGACGTCGATCTGGACCAGCTGCTGCGTGAATATCGCAAGTGACGGCTCGGTCTTCGGCACTCCGGACCCTGCCCTGATCGCCCAGACCCATGAGCGCCAGACGCTCTTCAACACCAAGATGATCGCGTACCGGATGAAGAACGGCCGGCCCGAGATCAGCATCCACTTCCGGACCAAGACCCACATGCCGACCGTCTACATGACCGCCGGCATGTTCCCCGACCTCGTCAACATCGAGGTCATGACGCGGCACTTCGTGATCGTGTCCATCCCTTACCGCAGCGACGAAGACGTCGAGCGGATGCGCCGGCACTTCACTGATGTCTGGCAGATGACCCACTTCAACTAAATTAGAGGATGACCCATGGTCGTTGCAACCGTCACCCAGACGGGCGGCTTCGTGCTGCCTGAAGGTATCATGCGTGTGTCCGACATCATGTCGTACACGGCGCCAGCCAAGGGGCTGGACGAATGTGAACCCACCGCGATCGAGTATCGCGTGTTCCACTTTCTCGTGCTGACGAGCGAGGGCCGGGTAATTGCCGACCGGACCCATAACTTCGGGCTCAAGGAAGTTGAGGAGCTGAACGCTCCCTTCTGCCAGCACATCCATGTGTATCGCGACGGCGCCGACCCTTACGCCTTCTACCACACTGAGGTGGTCCGGTCGATCGAGCTGAACCCGTGGATGCACCACACCTGGTTCAAGGACAACTTCCTGCGCTGGGCCGAGATGCTCCCCCGCCCGTCCGACACGATACCCGGGCGGATCTCCTACTATCAGACCCCGGAGAAGCGGGCCCGCGACATCCGGACCCCGATCAAGCCTGGCCGGTGGCTGACGAAATACTTCTCGGACATCCTGACCGAGGTCCAGATCCACGAGCTGGCGCTTGAGTGGTCGAATGCTTGCAATCTGCAAGCTTTCAAGTTGACGCAGGATGCTGACGAGATCGAGCGGATCTACCGGCACGGACCCAACTCGTGCATGACCTTCACGAACGGTGGCTACCGCGGCTCATGCCATCCGGCCCGCGTCTACGCCGGACCCGATCTCGGCGTGGCCTATTTGGGCGAGACCACCAAGGCAACGGCCCGGGCCGTCGTCTGGCCCGCAAAGAAGCTCTTCGGCCGCATCTACGGTGATGAGTCCAGACTACAGGCGGCGCTCATCGCCGGCGGCTACCAACATGCATCCACCGACGACTTCGATGGAGCCCGCTTGCAGCGCATCCGCCACGGTTATGGCGATTATGTGTTGCCGTACCTCGACGTCACCTGCGGAGCCGACGATGATGGCCAATACATCGTGTTGGGCAGCGGTCACCTGAACTGCGAGTCCACGTCCGGAACCACGGACAACGAGCCCGAGTACAGCTGTGACTCCTGCGGCGACGGCATGGACGACGACGATCGGAACTACATCGGCTCGACCGAAGAAGACGTCTGCAATCACTGCTGCAGCCTTCATTACTCGTTCTGCGATGGTAATCAGGAGTATTACCGCAATCGAGAGATGCGCGAGACTGCGGACGGCACGTCCTATTCGAAGGAATATCTGCAGGAGTCCAGTAAGTTCTTCTTCTGCGAGGCTACCGACAAGTATTACTCATATGAGGATGATGAGCGCGTATCCCTCTATGAGGGTCTCGACGTTGCTCGCAGCTACCTCGACAGCCAGGATGGCTTCTTCTGCGAGCACTATGAGGAATGGAGCCTCGAGACGGACAAGGAGGTCAAGCTGACCAACGGCAAGTCCGTCCACATGGGCACTTTCCGCGGCGAGGACGACTTCAAGAAATACCTCGCTGAAAACGAGGTGTCCGTCCTCGACCCCGTCGACCCCAACCAACTCACCCTCCCCCTCCCCCTCTCCGAGGCTGCATAATGACCCAGAAGTTCATCTCCGAAATCATGGACCTGTTCTCCTACTGCCGCCCGATGGGCAGCGACACGGAGCGCGAGTTCGTCAACAAGTTCCTCCTGCCGCGGGGGTTCGAACAAGACCGCTACGGCAACATGGTGCTGACGATCGGCAACAACCCGCGGATCCTCTTCTCCAGCCACATGGACACCGTCCACAAGCAGGAAGGGCGACAGGTCGTCCAGCTGAAGGATGGCATCCTCACCCAGACGAGCGGCAGCAGCTGCCTGGGCGCCGATGACACAGCCGGCATCTGGCTGATGCTCCAGATGGTCGCCGCCGGGATCGAGGGCGTCTACGTCATCCACTACGGCGAGGAGTGCGGCGGCGTGGGATCGGGCGATCTCGCTCGGAAGAACCCCGAGTTCTTCAAGGCCATCGACATCGCGATCGCCTTCGACCGCGCCGGCTATGCCGACATCATCACCCACCAGATGGGTGGCCGGACAGCTTCGACCGCCTTCGCAACGTCTCTCGCGAAAGAGCTGGGTGGCAGTTACAAGCCCTGCGCCAACGGCATCTACACCGACACGGCTGAATACGCCCACCTGGTGGCCGAATGCACCAACATCTCGGTCGGCTATGCCCGCGCCCATGGACCGGAGGAGCAGCAGGACGTCACCTTCCTGATCGCTCTACGGGAAGCTCTCCTCCAGGTGGACTGGAGCAAGCTGGTTGTCGAGCGGACCCCACACGCCAAGCAGTCGTCGAACCACCGCGAACGCCGCCCCCAGGCTCTCGGGGATCTCTGCTGGGATTATCCGGAGATCGCAGCGGCAATTCTCGAAGCGTTCGGCGTGTCGGCTCAGGACTTCGCTGAGGAAGTGGAAAGCCAACATGGCATACGCATCGCAGCTTAGCGTCAACAAGCACGGCGTCATCAAGATCGGCGCCACCGTCACTCGTGAGGAGGATCTCGATCCCCTCACCTCCGTCAAGGTCTGGTCCGTGACCGACCTGCAATTCAACTTTTGGCAGCACACCATCTGGCTTGTGGGCGACCTCATTCACGTCCTGCGAGCCGAGGGCAACCAAACCCGACACCACTGGTCCGAAAGGGCTTTACTTGAAGGATACTGCGCGATGAACGCAAAGAACCTGATGCAGCTTGCTGATTACTTGAAGGGTGTCGAGCCTGCTGCATTCGACATGAGTTGGTACACCCGGGATGAGCACGGCGATCGGCTTGAGCTCGGAGCGCATGAGTGCGGCACGGTAGCTTGCGCCGCCGGCTACGGACCCGCCGCTGGTATCGAAGTGCTCCCGGAAGACAAGTTCTGGGGGGACTACGTCCGCAGGGCCTTCGCGATCCAAGCATATGACCCGGCCTTCGAATGGTGCTTCAGCGCAGCATGGTGCCTCGTCGACAACACACCGGCCGGCGCCGCCAAGCGCATCGAGCACATGCTCGAGCATGGCATCCCCGAAAACTGGAAGGCGCAGATGTACGGCTGGGAGCCCTACCTTTTTGCAATGGAGACAGCATGACCGACAAATTCGTCATCCTCAGTCGCGACGGCTGCGAATACTGCGAGGCCGCTCAGGCGCTGCTGCCTAACGCCGTGATCCTGAAGGACGAGACGGCCCGCACCATCGTCAAGGAGGGCGGCTTCGGCACCTTCCCCCAGATCTTCCACAGGGGAAAGCACATTGGCGGCTTCAACGAGCTCCTCGAATACCGGCCTGACGCATCCTAATGCGTCACCACTGACGCACGTCAACGCACGTTAAGGGGAGAGCGTCATGTATCGATATCGTGTCGATGCCTTCCGTTCGGACAGGACCAAGGTCGTTCGCGAGGAAGAAATTAGCGGAGTTCAACTCTACCACCATACCGGCAGAGTAGGTCACACAGCGTTCCTAGAGCTGGTAAACAGCTGGAACCGCAATGGTTTGAGGGGAGTGCCCAACGGGGGCCCGATCTACGTCTACACGGCATTATGATGCGTCAACATTGACGCACGTCAACGCACGTTAGTTGTGCCGCAGCAGGATGCGTGTTAACGCTTCGGAAAGCACCCTGATGCATCCTGCTGCGTCAAAGGAGACCATCATGCCTGTAATCGCTGTTGCAAACCCGAAGGGCGGGGCCGGGAAGTCGACAACGACCCTCGTCCTCGCAACCACCTTGGCCAACCAAGGTGCAAGCGTCACAATCCTAGACTGCGATCGCAATCAGCCAATCGCCGGCTGGAGGGGAGGGGGGTCGAAGAACCCTGTGCTCGTTGACAGTGCGGTGGATGAGGAGAGCTTCCGTGAGAAGCTGGAGCATCACCGGCGCGAGCGGCAGTTCGTTTTCGTCGACCTTGAGGGAACGGCGAGCCGATTGATGTCGCGAGCGCTCTTCCGTGCCCACCTTGTGATCATTCCGATCCAGGCCAGCCCGACCGACGCTGAGCTGGCAGCGAAAGCCATCCACCTGATCCATGACGAGGGCCAGTCCTTCGACAAGGAGATCCCATACCGGGTGCTGTTCACTCGGACCTCGCCGGCAATCGCGACGAAGCTCGAGCGAGCGATCCTTGCGCAGCTGAAGAGCGGCGATGTCCCGCAGTTCCGAAACCACCTCAATGAGCGGGCAGCTTTCAAAAGCATGTTCTACCATCAGCTCGATCTCCATGAGCTTGACCCGGCTGAGGTGAACGGCCTTCCGCAGGCGAAAGAGAACGCTCTGCGGTTGACGGAGGAGCTCATCGAGCTTGTGATCCCGAAGGAGAAAGCAGCATGAACGGCAAGAACCTGGGCTTCGGCCGGCTGGCCGAGATCAAACCGGACATCGAGCCGGATGAGGAGAGGGTGCCCGATCACAAGATCGACGAGGTCGCGGCTCGCCACGGCTTCGTGTCCCGCGAGCCGGTCCAGAAGCTTTCTCGGCGCAAGGAAACAGAGCCCTCAGCCAACCTAAACATCCGCCCACCTATTTCAACTTATAATCGCTTTGTTCAATTTGCCATGGACAACCGATTGTCGTATCCCGAGGCACTGAAAGAGTTGATGGATAGAGCAAAGCTCTGATGCGTCAACGTTGACGTGCGTCAACGCGATTTGGAAGGACGACCTTGTGACCGACTACGACCGAGACCAGTTGAACGAAGTTCTTAATCTCATTCACAACATCGCTGCTAGCGTAGGAGCGGAAGAAGAAACACCTGATCTTGTTCGCCATGCTCTCAGCGACATCGTTAGCCTATCTCGCTATAAACGAATGGTTCTCTCAGATGTTCGCCTGAAGGAATATGGTATCGAGAGTGGTGACGTCGGCGGCGGACCGGAAGCTTAATTAGTCGGCTTGGTCAGTAATGGTGCGTAGATGATCGATCCTGAAACCAATCATGGGATTGACCCTCCGACCAAATCAAAGTTCGACACTGATTTAGAGGAGTTGGAAGTCGAACTGAAAGAAGCTCTCAAAGTAGCAAAAAAGACTCAGAGCAGCATAGTTTATGCGGAACTAGCGAAGCGCTCTGATGACATATTGAAGATAAAAGATAAGCATAAAATGTTTACGGAACTCAATGACTTTTTGAATTACGTTGATGGACGCGAACTCGAGAATAATATAATTTTTGGAGTGACGCTTTTTACCGTATTCGCTGTTACCCCATTTTTTATGATGGATGCGAGCGATCCTAATTCAGCCGCTGCCAAGTTAATTGCTTCCATCAAATTCAACGACCCATGGAAATTTTTCGAGGGTAATCCCCTCTATCTCACTGTCATTGGTTTCTTAATTGGGCTGTTACTTTTCTATTTCCGCGGACATAAACCGAAATTGTACGGTGTGGCCGAAATTGGTGTCGGGATTGCTACCGTTGCTAATGCTGCGGTCTCTATGAATGAAGAAAATGGCACGTTCTTGCAGTTTCTTGCGGGTGTTTATGTAATCATCCGAGGCCTCGATAATTTCGCAAAAAACCTCGATACCGACCGGAGGATGGGCAGATTGTTTAGTCAAGTCTTCAGGAACCCAAGGTAGCTATACAGCAACGCTTTTTTGCAGCATCCGGTCCCAGTAGTCCTCGACCTGCTGAGCGGCTAGCGCCGAGGTGGGTAGCCAACCGGAGTTGGGCATGACCACGGTGCGGTAGCCAATCGGATACCCGCCGGCCCAACGCCACTGGTCTTTCCGCAAGGTCTGCTGATCGAGATAGATGCGCCCGATATTGTGCTCGCCGTCGAACGCGACATAGTCCTCGACAGGTTTACCCTGCCGGTCCCGATCGTCGGGCCAGGTTCGTGCCCAACGATACTTCATCGGGGCAGCTGGCCGAGGATCCACTTGTTACCGGCACGATTACCGCAAGCGATGCAGCGCATCCGAGAGGCGAGGGAACCGCGATAGGTATTGTTGCCCCACTTGCGGGCTACATCCCAGCGGACAAGCCACGCTTCCCGCTCGCACTTCGAACAGTGGCCACCAAGTGTGTGCCACTCAGGAATGTCGGCAAAGGTTGTCCGGTCAGGGTCCAACAATGGTCCCAGATATTTGATCTGGTCCCCGGCCGCTCGGCCGAGGTCTATGCCGCGCCGGTGTTTCATCGTTCTCTTTTCGTTCACGTTCGGGGCGGAGTCAAGACCTGGGCGCGGAACAATCATCAGCGGGTCATGTTCCTTCGCACCAACAGGGAGAAAGACATGACCAACGGACCAAGCAGCGGCATCAATGAAGCCGACCGGGCACTCGAATGCCAAGAGAAACTCGACGAGCCCGTCATGCGCCTTATCGATGACGCAGTGCTGGCCGGCTGGAGCACACCCGAGGTGTTCGATGCCTTGGAAGAGGTGATCCGGAACCGGCGCCTGTCTTACGCAGAAGATCCCGATCCAGCGGACGCTCCATCGGAGATTTCGATGGTGTCCGACCTCGACGGCGCCACAGCGAACCTTTAAAAACCACGACTTCACAGCGAAAGCAGACGCGCACTGCCAGGCGCATCGGGGAGGATTGGCCACCCCGACCAGGCGAAGGCCTCGCTGTTGAACTGGAGTTGACGCTATGTGGTTCATACCCATCAGCATCACTCTTAAGATACGAAAAACCCGCACAGGCTGGCAGGCTAGTGTGCGGGTTCAATTCGTAACATAAGAGCGGGGAGGGGGCGTGAGCCTCCTCCTTGCTCCAGCAATATAATCCTTCCCCCAAGCCCTGGCAACCGCCGGGGCTTTTTGTTTTGGAGCACAGCATGCTGACCCACAACCAAGCGAGAGTGATCGCTGAAGCGGTCTGGGGCAGGGGAGGGACGCACTCCGAGCCGGTTAACCGGCCGGGAGCGTTCTACTTCTCCTGCTCTGGCCATGGTGGCTTCGTCATCGACCAGCGAGCCCTGAAGGACGAGGAGCTCCTCGCGATCAGCCCGCATGTCAACTTCGAAGACGCTAGGATCTACAGCTGGGGCAAGCGCAAGACGCTCATGCACCCCTACCGGACCACCGGCGCCCGCGTGTCAGCAATGGCCCGCGAGGAGGACTTCAAGTTCTTCCTCCTGGAAGAGGATTGCGACTGGTGCCTCGCGTACATCTTCACCGGCATCCGCCACAGATACAAACCCGCCAAAGAGGAGGCTGCTCAGCAGACCTTCGACCAGTGGATCAAACCAAGGATGACAGCATGAGCTTCCAGATGAAGATCGACGAGATGCTCGACGCTCTCTGCAACATGGGCCACCACGAGGCAGCAGCGCTGACCACCCTCGTCGAAACGACAGCCAACACCCTGTCGGCCGCGCTCTGCAAGAGCCTCCTTATCGAGTGCGACCCGGCGTCCTTCCAGGGTGCGGCATTCGCCGGAACCTGCGTTCCGTTCTACCCGGCACTCGAGGGGCAGGAGCTGCCCCCCGAGATTGCGCCGTACGATGACAAGGAGGAATGGGGTGAGTAAGATCTTCCGAACCGACATCCAGATCTGGGCCACCGCCTATGTCCGCGCCGAGACCGAAGAAGAAGCGCTCGTCAAGCTGCGTGAGCTCGGCAACCGCGGCATTGAGGTGGCAGATACCGACTGGTCCACACCGGACGACGACGTCGAAACGCACATCAGCGGCCGACATTACAGCGACCCGGATCTCCCGGAGCTCAGCCTCTCGCCGTTTATGACGATCGCGCCGGTCACCGCCGACGCGATGGATGGTGTCGAATGACCTGTCCGAAGTGCGACGACACAGGCCTTGCTGACAGCGGGGGCGTCTACCCCTGGGGTGAACCGATCACGATCCCCTGCGATTGCCGAGAGCCTGAACCAAAGTGCGAAGCCTGCAACGGCTCAGGCTGCGAGCAGGTCTACATGGGCCACGGCAACATCGACGTGATCGATTGCAGCGTCTGCGAGGGGACGGGAGGCGTAACTGATCAGGCCACGTACCGCATCGGGTTCTGAACGTCGAACCTGTCGCAAGCCACGCCGATCTCCGCGATCAGATCGGCCGAAGGAGGGGCGCACATATAGCCACCTTCACCGGTGGCGCCCATGAGCGGAATGATCGCGAACTTCATACCCCCGCCGATACCGTCTCCAAGCTGGAGCTTGGCCGCGTTCTCTACCGGCTTCAGCAGGTTCAGGTCGATGACCTCGAACTCGTAGCCCGGGAACACGACGCTCAGGTGGTATTCGAGATAAGCGGCTTTTGCCACGACCTCATCGTTCAGCTCCCCGGGGGGCATGATCATAAACAGGGTCACGGGCTTCATCTCGACGTTCTCCTTTGCCTCTTTGTTCTCATTTTGTTCTCATTCCGATGAGAGTCAATCCCCTAAGAATGGTTTCCTACGATAGGAAAAAAGAGATCCACATGAACCAGTATCGAACACCGACCGGCGCCCTCATCATTGGAGCCACCGAGACCACACCCTGCGTGGCCAGCATCGCCGGCATCAACGCGGACGGCACTCCCGAGTATGACGGGAACGGCTCCACCATGGACTGGGACAACCAGACCGCTCGGACCCGAGGCGACAAGATCCTCTTCGTCGACGAGAACGGCGCCGAGTGGACGTTCGACCAGCTCACACCGCTAACGGCCTGAGTACACTGTAGGCAGCCATTTCCGATATTCCGCAGCGCACCGCCTGCGAATACCTTTTCGACATCACCAACAAGGAACACACCATGAAGAAATTCTTCCTGGCGGCAGCATTTGTGCTGCTCGCTCTGCCGGCGCATGCCCTGACGCTTTGCACCGGCGCCGCCGATCAGCCCTATGCCCAGGCCGGCGACATGATCAAGGCCGAAGCCGCCGGCAATGGCCTCGAGATCGAGGTCATCAAGGACACCGGCGGAACCTGGGGCAACATCCAGCTCTCGCTGCAGGGCAAGTGCGATGCGATCATCGCTCAGCCGGATGGTCTCGCCTACCTCAAGCGCACCGAGCCGGCGAACGCGGCCAAGTTTCTGCCGATCGCAGATCTGCACCGTGAATACCTCCATGCGCTCTGCAGCAAGAACAGCGGCGTCAGCGACGTCGGTGAGCTCGAGAACGACGCTGCGAAATACTCGATCGCTCTCGGTGAGCGCGGCTCCGGGGCTTGGCTGATCTGGCAGAACTTCATCGCTGAAGACGACGACTATGCCGGCGTCCGGCCCACATCGGAAAGCGGCGAGGATGCTCTCTCGGCCGTCGCCAACGACCAGACCACATGCATGCTCGTGCCGGCCGCTCTCAACAACTCGGTGGTTCGCACCGCCGACGAGCTCTACGGCGACGGGCTGGCGCTGGTCGGCGTCAACGACCGGGACTTCGACGACGCTCCCGATGCCCAGGGCAAGCCGCTCTACACCTACGCTCAGATCCCCTCCCGCACCTACAAGAACAGCCTGCAGGGTCTGTTCTCCGGGAAGGACACTCTCTCCTGGCTCGCCAAGGTCTACGTCAACACGACGAGCCTGAACGACGCCGCCCAGCGCAAGCTTCTCATCCGCTCGGTCATGAAGACCCGGCAGACCATCGTCTCCAGCTTCGGGAGCTAACCACCTCATGATGATCGCAGTCTTCAACAACCTGCCCGAGCTGATCCTCGGGCTCACCTGGACTGGTGTCGTCTTCTCGCTCGGCCGTCGCTTCCAGCGCTGGCAGTCCAACCGCTACTCCGTGTAGCCGCTGGGCTTTTGTTTCGGCTCCCCTGCAGGGGAGCCGTTTCACAAACCCAGGAGCCTCTCATGAACACGTTTTTCATCAGCGACACCCACTTCGGCCACCGTGGCATCATGGAGCACTGCCGACCCCAGTTTTCGTCCGTCGAAGCGATGGACGAGTTCATGATCGACCAGTGGAACAAGATCGTCACACCGCAGGATCGGGTCTACCACCTCGGTGACTTCGCCTGGACCGTCAAGGATGCCAAGCGCGTCCGCAAGCGGCTGAACGGCACGATCCGCTTGGTCGCCGGCAATCACGACGACATCCTTGAGCTGGCCGAGGCCAGGCTGTTCCAGCGGATCTACATGTGGCGGGTCTTCGCGGAGCAGGGGTTCATCGCAACTCATGTGCCGATGCGCCGCGACCAGCTCCGCAACGGATGCTGGATGAATGTCCACGGACATATCCACGAACAGCCGTCGCCCGAAGCCTTCCACCGCAATGTCTGCGTCGAGCAGACGAACTACAAACCCACCCCCATGGAGGAACTGCAATGACCCAGAAATTCCGTCAAGGTGATATCGTCACCGTCCGAGCGACCGTGAGCAGCGATGACAGCTACGATCCCGATAGGGCGTACGTCCGGCCGTTCGGCAGCCACACCGACATCTTCGTCTCGCTCGACGCGACAGAGATGCTCTACCCGTTCTTCAAGGTCCGCGACCGCGTTGTCGGCAAGGAAACGGGCTTCGCTGGTGCAGTCGTCGCGACCTTCGACGACCAGTGCTGGGTTCGCTTCGACAGCGGCTCGCTCGCGACAATCCAGGCAACCGACCTGGTGCTCGAGGAGCAGAAGAACATGGAGGTCGCCGCCTGATGGCGAAGTTCCTCGTCACTCTCGAAGAGACCGTCCGCTACACCGTCGAGGTGGAAGCAGACAATCAGCTTGCTGCCGAGGAATTGGCTCCCGACATCTGGGCCGCATCCGAGGATCCGACCCAGGACTTTCTCGGGGAAGGGCAGGGGGTGGAGGTTTGCTTTAGCCGTCCGAGCGCCGGACGCTGAACTCGTAATCCCCGAGCATCACGTCATCCGTGTGGAGCCCTTCGAGCGCCACATTGAGAACCACCTGCCCCTCCCGAGCCATGTACGCCACCACGGTGTAGAGCGCCGAAGTCACTTCGGCCGGCAGATCCTCGATCGTCGTCAGAGCGGGGGGCTTCATCAAAATCATCTCCATGAACAAGGACCAATCTATGTCTGAAAATGAAACCAGCGTCGAGAACGTCGCCGCGGCCGAGCTTCGTCAATTCATCGAGCGCATCGAGCGCCTTGAGGAAGAGAAGGCTGCGATCAGCGACGACATCAAGGATGTCATGGGCGAGGCCAAGGGCCGCGGCTTTGACACCAAGGCGATCAAGACCATCATCCGGCTGCGGAAGAAGGATGCCAACGAGCGTCTCGAGGAGGAGACGATCCTCCAGACCTACATGGCCGCTTTGGGCATGGAATAACCAATGGCGGATCTTGTGGCGGGGCCGTGCAGTCATTGCACGACCCCCAACCCAACCGTCTCCCGGAAGTCGGGGCGGGCGGGCCGGATCTCCCGCACCTCATGGTACCGGGAGACGGTCACCTGCACCCACTGCAAGATCAGCGTGACCGCCGGCACCCCCGGGAACGCGATCCGCTTCTGGAACCGATCCAACCACCCCGCCTAGAGCGGGGTTTTTCATTCAAAGGATGAACGATGATCCACGACCTTGTCAGGGAAGCCCTCCGCAATGCTGCAGCAAACGGTGACCAGGAGAGGCTGCGAGCTATGAGCCTCGCTGAACAGGCGGCTGACCTCCACGAGTGTGACGCCCTCCTCGAGAAGTTCAAGTTCAAGCAGGTGTTTGACGCCTTGTGCGACGTGCTCCTCGAGACTGAGGTCGCCTACTTCCTCAACAAGATGCAGCTCGAGCGCCGGAAGCACCGGCTGCTCGATCCTGTCCACGCTATTCGGTTCGCGCTCAGCACCGACGAGGGACTTGAGTTCCTCCGGAGCTGGAACGAGGGCGACTGGAAGATGTGCGCCTACTGCTGGCCGGAATGGAAGGTGTTCGAGTGAACGTCAGCCTCGAAGACCAGGCCTTGCAGCTCCGCAACCGGATCGTGGCGCTGCAAGAGCGGCTGGACAAGGTGAAAGCCAGGATCCACCGCAAGTACGTGAAAGAGAGCGGCCTCGTCGGCCGCATCGCCCGATCGGAACGCCTGCCGGAAGGCATCCAGATCGACGACGTCGTCTTCAAGACCTGGGCGCCGCGAGAGCCGCAAGCCGTGAGTGGCTACCGGCTCGACAACCCCGACGCCTACCGAACCATCCACCTCATCACACCAGGATTTCAGATCGATGAGTGAGCAATCGCTGACCCAACGCGCCTACCAGCACAACAGCTCGGCCTTCCTGGCCGAGCTCCACACCGCCGCAGCCGCCCGCCGGATGCACAACGACCGACCCGGCGCTCTCGAGATCGAGCGGGCCATCGCTTCGGCGCCGAGCATCGAGAACGAGTGGACGATTGCAGTCGCGAGGAGGTTCTTGGTCGAGTGATCTTCGTCATCGCCCCCGGCACCAAAGAGCTAGTCCCGCTCGGTGACCTGTTTCGAATGAAGCTCCCGCTCCGTTACGGGTGGGATGGCTGGATCCACAAGGACAAGACCAGCGGGCGTCTCCGACGCTTTCCATCATACCGAAGGCTCAGAGCCTTCCTCGATCAACCCGCCCGCTGAGGCGGGTTTTTTGTAAGCGGAGGACAACCTATATGTTCTACAGCCTCACCAAAATCAGCCGAAACGTCAAACTCGGCCCCATGCCAGCATCAACCTCCGCAAGGGCGACTTGCCCCTCATCATGCCCTTTGAAAGGGAAGGGCGGATGCTATGCCGAGTATGGGCCCATGTCGATCTTCTGGGGGAAGGTCGATAGGGGAGAGGTGGGAGGTAACTTCGACACTTTCGTCAAGGAAGTGGAACAGTTGCCGCGGCGACAGATGTGGCGCTATGCTCAAGCGGGAGATCTCCCGGGTGAGGGTGACTCGATCGACAGAGAACAAATGACCAGACTCGCCAAGGCCAACCGGGGTCGGCCTGTAATTGCATTCACACATAAGCCTGCGACGGTCGAAAACATCGAGACACTGAGGCAAGCGAGAGACCTAGGCTTTTCAGTCAACCTTTCTGCTAATAATGTCGGTCATGCGGACGAGTTGGTGAAACACGGCTTGAATGTTGTCGTTGTCTTGCCCACGGAATACGCACGGGAGAAAGAAGAGACCAACACCGAGTATCGGGCACGTCTCAACAGCCTTCCAAAACATACGCCGGACGGAAATCGAATTGCTGTTTGTCCGGCAACGTACACTGAAACGAATTGCTTGCAGTGTGGGGCCTGCGCCAAGAGTGGGGATCGGAGTGCCATCATCGGCTTCCCGGCCCACGGAACTAAGAAAAAGCAGGTCTCTCAGATGGCGACGGCCTCTGGATGAGACGCTGGAAGGAACGCAATAGATGATGACAACCGTGACGATACCCCATGATTTAGCTACTGCCATTATTGATGTTGTCAATGAACTCGCGAGCGAGCTCGATCTGCATTACGAGGACGACGACCTGGTCGCCTGTGCTCCAACGATCGAGAAAATGGAGCGGCTCGTAGCCATGCTGAGACAGGCCGGCTATGAGTGCCCAGAGACATATCAACACATAGTTGAGCGGTATCATCTTAGCCTCAACTAGGATGATATTCTTATTCAACTTGTGTGATCACATTCGTGTTGGATCCACAATCTCCCCTATTGTGCAAATCGATCGGGACATGTAGAACGCGCCGAACCCCCAAAATCGACTAGGAAACGCCCCTTTTCCCACCCGCTTCACCCACCCTTAGAGCGGCGCTGTGGAACTGTGGTCTGGACTCGTCTGCCATTTTAACCCGTGGCACCTCTTGCCACTAACCCCGAGTTAGGATTATCCTCCTACCAAGAAATGAGGCACTTACCGTCAACTATCTGACTGCTTCATGTAGGGGCAGCTAAAAGAGACCGCGATGACCACTACCCCAACCTGGCATGCCACAGCTTTGAATGATCTCGAGAACAGCGGCCTGTCCGTTGCGGAGATTGCTGCGAAATATAAACGCTCTGTCGTCACAATCCGCAAGCTGTATCAGCGTAGCGGCGTGGTTCGGCTCAACAAGCCGAAGACAAAGGGACCGACTAAGCGTGATAACCGGTTGCCGATCTCCCGGGAACACCACGCGATCGGCATCCGCCTCAACATGGCCCGGGCCGGCCGTGGGGTGAAGGAGTTTGCAGACACGCTCGGCGTGAGCCATGTCGCTCTGGCCCAGATGGAAGTCGGGCAGTATGACTTCCGGCTCAGCCACCTCATGGCGATTGCCAAGGCCACCAATCTTCCGATCGACGCACTGATGCAGTCGTTCGAAAGCAATCTCTACAAAAACGGGAGGACGAATGCACGTCATTAAGAGCCACGAGCAATACTTCAAGACGGTGAGTGACTACAACAGGGCTCCGGGGTGGCAGAAGGACATGCTTCTCCGCGGAACACTGCTCAGCAAGTGCAATGAGATTGAGCCGGTGAGCGTACGCCACCGGCTTCGGCGTTTCTGGGTCCAAGAGGCTGCAAAAAGGGACAAGACCCTGCAGACATTGCAAACCTGGAAGTAGTTTCCCATATGGAACTCATGACCACGGAACGCCAAACTCTCACCGCCAAACGCGACAAACTTCTCAGCGAGTTCAACTCGAAAGCAAGCTGGGATCCAGAGCGCTACGATGAGGTCGTCAGCCTCGACAAAAGCATCTCGGGAATGCCCGACGATGAACCAGAACTGGAGCTCAAGCCTCCGAGGAAAACCCGGTAGATCTGCTACCGGGTTTTTTTGTGCCTACAGGACAGCGCAGCGGGCGGTCGCTCGTAACACCCGCAGCCAGGGGTGGGGTCTCCTTTCATCCACTGACCTGGCCGTCTAGCTCGGACGTTAAACGAGCTTTCTCTCCAACAGCAAGGATACGACGATGAGGATACTCTTTGAGGTTCTCGAGCGAGATCGCTTTGAGATCTACGACCCCTGTGTGCCCGCTGCGGCCGAGCCGGCGAAGATCCTGAAGGAGGCAGACGGCTTCGACACCGTCCGCATCTTGCTCTTCGACCCTGCAACGGTCCAGATCTCGGACATCACGGCCGAGCTGGCCAGCGAATACCAGGGCAGTTACGACGACAAGGCGCCGTTGTGGATCAAGCTTCTGCCTGATTTCGACGACCTGGCTTCCGAGGAGCGGCGTGAGGCTCGCGAGTGGGCTGCTCATGTTCGCTCTCTTCGAAATGCGGCCTGACAATCGCCCGGGGGCGTTTCAAATACATCCCCGGGTTCACCTTCCCATGCTCGTCGGTCAACGCTTTGACCAGCCGCTGCGGAAGATAGCCGAGCTCATCGAGCCGGCGCACCAGGCTGACAAGTTCGGGGACCAAGGTCACGGCTTCGTCGAACTTCTCCTGGGCTTTTTTCTCCTCATCGCGCTGCAAGACTTCAAGCTTCATGGCTTCGAGCTCTGCGATCTTTGCTTCAATCTCATTCAAATTCACGGGCGGGTCTCCTATGACTGACGCATCTCTCCGCGACTACCAAGTGGCGGATCTGGCCTTCTACATGGCCAACCCGAAATGCCTGAACCTGTCAGACGCTGGCACGGGAAAGACACCTTCGGTTTGCGTGATGCAGTGGTTCCTCTGGGACAATCTTGGCATCGGCACAGTGTGGCCGCAACCCAAATCTCTGTTGAAAAAGAACAAAAAAGAGATCCTGCGCTTCACCGGCTTCAAAGACGAGGATGTTGTCATCGTCGATGGCACCCCGAAACAGGTCGAGAAGCAGCTGGCGAGCGGCGCCAAGGTGTTCCTGATGGGCTTCCGCCGGCTGACTTTGTCATGGCGCAAACTGCCGGCCTACGTGAAGGCCGTCCACATCGACGAGCTCCACATGGGGTACAAGACAGCGGACAGCCAGAACTCGCTGCAGCTCTTCCGGATGTTCGACACCGGCCGGATGACACACTTCCTTGGCATGACTGGAACGCTGATCGACGGGAAACTGTCGTCCGCATATCCCGCCATCCGGATCATCGAGCCCCGCTACTACATGAGCCAGGAGGGCTTCCTGAACCATCACGCGGTCTTCGGCTTCGACAACAAGATCGAGGGCTGGAAGAACCACGACAAGCTCGCGAAGATCTTCGGCCGGCATGCCATCCGCCGCACGTTCGCGAGTGTCCATGGTGAGCAGGAGGTCGTCCACATCCCGGAGATGGTGGACATGTCGCCACTCCAGCGGCGCTACTACGACACGTTCCGCGACGAGGCCGTCCTCGAGCTCGAGCAATTCTATCTCGACGGAACCCTGCCGGGGGTCGCATTCACCCGCGCCCGCCAGCTCATGGAGCACCCTGGCAACTTCCCAGACCTGCGGGAGCCTGGGAAATTCATCGACATCATGAAGGGCGAACCCACCGAGAAGGAGGAACGCCTCAAGGTGCATCTCGAAGAGCACTGGCTCAACGAGAAGCCCCTCATCATCTTCACGCCGCTGATCCCGCAGCAGCAGCGTGTTGCAGAAATTCTCGAGGCCATGCGCTTCAAGTTCGGCGTGATCAACGGCGACCAGTCTCGCAAGCAGCGTGACAAGGTCGACGAGGACTTCATCGCTGGTCACATCCAGATCGTTCTCGCCACCGAACAGACCGCCTCGTTCGGATACAACTGGCAATTCAGCGGCAACAAGGAGGTAGATCATGAGATCTTCATGGCGCTCGGTTTCTCCGACGCCACTTTCGTCCAGGCCCGCCAACGGGCCATCCGTGGCAAACGCTCCACGCCTCTGAGGCTGACGACCTTGGAATACAACGACTCCCTCGATCAGCACATCTGCAGCATCATCTACCGGAAAAGTCTGGACGCCAACAAGGTCGATCCATCCCGGCCCGTGCTGCAGCTCTCAGGCTTCGAACAAGAATACAAACTCGCTGCCTAGGCACACTATACCCAAGCCGATCAGGGCTAAAATTTCCAAAACACTCGTGCCAAATAACACTCACCGGAGCGAACAACTCGCCCCGGCGAAACGTGAAACTGTATCAAGGATTAGTTACTATGTCTGACACCATCGCAGCAGCAATCGCAGCAGCACAGGCCGGCGCAGCCGAGCTCGCCAACACCGCTGGCGCTCTCGCAGCACAGGCTTCCACCGGTACCGCTCTCGGTGCTCCTGCTTCCGCCGGCGCCCCGCTCGGCCTCGACGACATGATGGGTGGCGGCGTGTCCGTCGACCATTGGCTGAAGATCACCCAGTTCGGCCTGACCATCGGCGACAAGACGAAGCCGCTCGACTCGATCGACGTCTTCATCGACATGGCCGAAATCGCCTACAGCTTCCAGATCAAGTACCAGATGAACGGCAAGGCGGTCTACCACCGCACCTACGACCGTGTTCTGGACGCCCAGGGCGGTTCGTGGGCCGAGACGATGCGCAAGGCGCAGCAGATCGACGGCAAGGCCTACGAGTATCGTTCGGCTGAAATCCCAATGACGCTGGCAACTTCGGTCGTCAGCAAGGAAGCCGGCAAGAATGCAGCGGAAGCCGGTGAGCGCGTCGGCCTGACGCTCTCGACCACGGGCTGGAAGCAGTTCCAGACCTGGGTTCGTGATCTGGCCCGCAAGCAGATCGATGCCAAGAACGCGGTGCTCAAGGTCACCATCGGCTTCGAAGAAAAGCGGAAGGAAGGCGTCAACCCGTGGGGCGTCCCCACCTTCCTCGGCGCCGAGGAAGTCGACGTCATCCCTCACTTCGACACCGTCCACTAATCGAAACCAGGGAGAAGGGGCGGCGCGAGCCGCCCTTTTCATTTGATGCTCACAATCATCGACGGCAACAACTTCTTCCGCCGGCTGGTTTCCGTAGGGTCTGACGCCCGATCGGTCTTCAACAGCTACCACAGAACTCCCCACGAGACGATCGTCGTCTGGGACGGCGAGCGCGGCTCGCAGCGGCGCCGGGACGTCTACCCGAAATACAAGACAAACCGGGGCCCGCTCGACAAGGACATCAGCCTGCACTTCAACATGCTGATCGCCGTCCTGACCTGGTGCAACGTCGTTCAGGTCTTCCACAACGAGTACGAGGGTGACGACGTCATCGCGATGCTCGCTCGGGACTACGCCTCTCAGGGCCGCAAGGTCCACATCGAGAGCACGGACGCTGACTTCCTGCAGATCCGCGCCGAGTTCCCGCAGCTGGTCACCACCACGGCCACGGGCAAGGTCACACCGGAGCTGACGAAGCTCTACAAGATCTGGGTCGGTGACCAGTCCGACAAGATCTCAGGCATCCCGCAGTTCGGTGACAAGGCCTGGGAGACAATCAACCTCTCGGATCTGCAGCGGCTCACAGATCACGCCCTCAAGCATGGCGAGATCATCGACATCGGGTTGCCCAAGGCGGTCAAGCCGACCGTCGAACTCATCCGCGCCCTCGACGAGATCATCTCCTTCTACCCGGTCCCGGTGAGCGAGATGACGATCATCCCGGGCGTACCAAACTTCGCCGCGGCTGACGCCTACCTCAAGGAATATTTCCAATGACCATTCCGACAATCCTGATCGACCAGTCGAACTTCGATCAGCATGCGTTCGCCGTCATGCATGCAGTGAAGGCAGCGCCCTTCACCGGGATCGACGTCGAGACCCAGGACAGCAATCGCCACGCCGGCATCTCGGCGCTGTGCAAGTACAAGCCGGATGGCACCAAGGCCGCGAACAGCAAGCTCGTCTTCGACATGAAGCGGACGGTGATGACCGGCTTCTCCCTCTACCCAGAGGGCGCGGAAGCCGCCTACTACGTCAACCTCAATCATGCCGACGTCGACCAGCGTCTGCCCTGGGAGCAGGCCCGCAAGCTGATCGATGTAAAGCCGAAGGGCTCGCACTGGATCGCTCACAACGCGCCGTACGAGTTGACGGCGTTCAAGAACTGCTACGACCTCGAGCTCGACGACATCATCTGCACCATGCAGATGGCCGTGTCGGCTTTCGGCCCTGATGAATACGACCTGTCGAAGTTCATCTCGGCAGGGCAGGGCGGGATCGCAGCGCTCCGCAACCAGCTGATCAAGCTGTCCATGAGCTATGATCCGAGTAGCCGCTCGATGCCGCCGGCGCTCGAGGAAGTCGTTGGCAAGATCATCGCCAAGGAAAGCACGGCCGAGCACTCCTACAATGGCTTCGTCAAGCAGATCGCCTTCGGCTACGGCCTGAAGGGATTGGTCAAGAACGCTTTCGGCCACCAGATGACCACCTTCGAGCAGGTGCTCGCCGGCAAGGCCCACATGGGCCAGCTGACGGGACCGCAGGTTGCCCCCTATGGCGCCGAGGATGCCTACTGGGCTGTCCGCTTGTTCCGGTACCTGCTGGATCATATGGCCAAGACCAACCCGGATGTGATCGGCACGTTCTTCGAGCAGGAGAACCCGATGATCCACATCTTCTCCAACATCTGGGACGAGGGCATGCGGGTCAACACCGGTGCCATCTTCATGCGCCGCGACGAAGAGCGGGTCGGCATGGCTCAGACCCTAATCGAGCTGAAGGAAACCGTCCGCAAGCTGCTGCCTTTCCCGGCCGAGCCACACGAAGGCCTCATGACCGAGGACTGGTACAAGAAGGGTCACGCCAAATACCGCAAGCAGATCGAGGACTGGGCGAACACCCCGGATCTCGTGGAAAAGTCCGAGCCGGACGAGGACGGCGACTACCCGCTGCAGGACGAGGCTCTGGTCTTCGGTCAGTGCAATCAGGTTCGCGGCCCAGTCGCCAACGCCTGGGCGATCGAGCGGGGCGAGGCCGAAAGCACGGGCCCGAACTTCAGTCACTACATGCCGCAGCGCGTCATGATCTATGACCTGATCGGTCAGAAGGTCATCCGGTCGCTGGGCAAGGTGCAGAGTGACGGCGAGGCGCGGGGCAAGCTGCTCGATCGGGTGACCGACGAAACGCAGATGGCCGTCATCAAGGGGCTGAACAAGATCTCGGGCGTCGAGCAGCGTATGAAGCTCTACCTGACGCCATACACCCAGCTGATGGACCCGGAAACGGGGTGCCTCTACCCGACAGTCTCGTCCATGCTGGCCACCCGGCGCATGGCGGCGTCGAACCCGAACCCGATGCAGCTCGCCAAGCGCGGCGAGAGCACCTACGTCCGCGGGTTCTTCCAGGCCGACAACGACGATCACGTTGTTATCTCCTGCGATTGGTCGGCGGTGGAGCTGGTCGAGATCGGTGAGTTCTCCGCTGACCCGGAGTTCATCAAGGCCTTCGGTCAGATCCCGCACGAGGATCTCCACGCTGGTGCTGCTTCAGCCATTCTGGCTGTCGACGTCCCGGGCATGGACGATGCCAAGTTCAAGGCGCTGAAGGCATTCTCGAGCTGGGACGATTACCGGGACAACTTCGGCCAGGAGATGACGAACTACAACCGTCTCTCGACCAACCTGAAGGGTCAGCCTCTGGATATCGGCAGTGCCGTCAAATACTGGCGCACCGAGCTGGGGAAGGGGGCCAACTTCAACTATTGGTACTCGGGCTTCCTCGGCACGATCGGTGATCGGATGGGTTGGGCCGTCGACAAGACCGGCGAGGCGACCAAGCGTTACCGCGATCGGTTCTCGGTAGCCGAGCTGTGGCGCACCAACCTGATCGAGGAAGGCAAGCGCAACGGCTACGTCAAGCTCCCCGACCATCACCGCCGGGTCCGCTTCGAAGCCACGCAGCTCTGGGCCGAGTATTTCGGGGGCAAGTTCAAGCTTCCGAACGACGGAACGGATGACCTCGCATTCCGCTACAACGCGGTCTGGGATCACATCATCCGCAAGATCCAGGGTCGGGCGAACAACCAGCTGGTCAACGCCTACATTCAGGGTAGCTGCGCCACGCTCGCCAAGCGGACGGTCATCCGGATCAACAAGAAGGCCCGCGAACGCGGCTGGGATCACCGGATGTTCCGGTTCCTCATGCCGATCCACGACGAGCTGGTCTACTCGGTCCACAAGAGCATCGCCGTCGAGGCTGTGCATCTGATCCGCGAGACGATGATCGACCACCCTGACATGTTCCAGCACTGCAAGCTGGACGCCAGCCCGTCGATCGGCCTGACCTTCGAGCCCTACAATCCGAAGAAGGGCGTGCTCACCGGCCAGGTTGAGCTCTTCGAACTCCCCAAGGAGGTCGGCGTCGGAAACGTCAACGGACGCGCTACGGACGATCAGATCCTGGGCGTCGTCGACTACCTCTTCGACCAACACAAACTCGCCGCGTAAGCGGCGAGTACCCCATCCCCCTCACATCGTAGGAACGACCATGCGAACACCTGTGCTCGTCGCTATCCCTGTGGACGGCCCACTGACAGCCGACCAACTCGTAGCCATCATCGCCCAATTCCACTCAGTCCATCAGTTCCAGCGGTTCGACCAGTTCAGTGTCGTCTTCATCAGCGACATTCAACCTCTGCAGCTGGACCGCGGTGCCATGGAGTCGATCATCGACTACCTCACGACCGCGGAACCCAACTGCCGGAAGACAGCCTTCCTTACCCGGCTCACCCATTCCTTGGTCATCCGCCCCCGGCCGGAACCGGAAGTGATCGAGGCTGCTGAGCGCAAGGTCGAGCCGGTGTTCGACCACACGGCGCCGAAGTTCCGCGCCCGGGTCCGCTTCAACCTCCGCAACGGACGCCAGGTCGAGGAGGCGAGGGTGGTCAACAGCCTCGCGGAGCTCGACCACGTCCTCGAGCACGGCCCCTACGACGAGGACATCCGCAACATCAAGATCAAGCTGGAGATCCAGCCTTGAGCGTATCGAACAACGAGATCCGCAAAACCTTCGGGAAGATCTTCGATCAGTTCGGCATCCCTGAATACGACATCGAGCGGCGGGGCAAACACCCCGCTCTCACCTTCGACCTCGCCGGCCGGCGACATCGCGTGGTCCTCTCCTCGACCCCCTCCGATTACCGGGCCCAGCAGAACAAAATCTCCTTCCTCAAGCGCTACATTAGGAACATCCATGCTCTCCACTGAAATCTACAAGCTCGACTCCAAGGGCAAGATCCGGACCTGGCAGTACGAAGTCGTCGGCCGCGGATGGCGCACGATCGCCGGCCTGCAGGATGGCAAGAAGGTCGTCAGCGAATTTACTCGGTGCTTGCCGGCGAGCCAGCCCACCGCCGAACTTCAGGCTCAGTTCGAAGCTGAGGCCGAAATGAAGAGGAAGCTGAAGCGCGACTACCACCTCACGCTCGACGGCACGTCGACGGCCAAATACTTCGCACCGATGCTGGCCGAGAAGTACGAGCCCTCGTCTGTAGAAGAGGGCGACTTGGTCCAGGCCAAGCTCGACGGCATCCGCTGCATCGCCACGATCGACGGACTGCGGTCCCGCAAGGGTGAGCCGATCACGTCCTGCCCGCACATCAGCGAGCAACTGGTGACGTTCTTCACCAACTTCCCGAACGCGATCCTGGACGGCGAGCTCTACAACCATGACCTCAAGGACAACTTCAACGAACTGGCGTCCATCATCCGCAAGCAAAAGCCGGATGCAGTACAGCTTCAACGTGCTGCTCGTGACATCGAGTTTCACGTTTATGATCTGGTTTATGGTGACGACCTGGCCGTGACTGCGCTCGACCGGAACGTGGACCTGCACAACCGCATGGTCGACTTTGGTTGGTCGATCCAGGTCGTCCCGACCTCAACTGTCAGCAACCACGATGAGGTCCGTGGGTTCTTCGAGGCCTGTATCAAGCGCGGCTATGAAGGCACGATGGTTCGCAAGGCGAACGCTCCCTATCACCAGAAGCGCTCGAAGGCGCTGATGAAGTTCAAGGAGTTCCAGACCGCCGAGTTCCCGGTGGTTCGCGTGGAGGAGGGCCTCGGCAACTGGGCCGGCTATGCCAAGCGCGTGGTCTGCACCGTGCCGGACGGCCGCGAGTTCGGGGCAGGGGTCAAGGGCAACCGCGGCTTCACCAAGGAACTACTCAGCCGCGACGTGAAGATCGCGACGATCCAGTTCTTCGAGCTCACCCCGGATGGCATCCCGCGGTTCCCGGTCGCCATCGACTTCGATCGTCCGGACGCCTGATGGCCTTCGGCGCTCGTCAGGAAGCTGATGGGAAATGGCGGCTCTGCCTTCGCAAGGGCCGCACCATCACCGGGACGCCCTCCGATGAAGGGCGTCTCGATTTCGAATTTGCCTCGCAGCGACGGGCCAAAGCCTGCGCCGACGAGCTCAACGAGACCTTCTGGGATCGTTACCGACGCCTCCAGACCGGCGACCACCCTGCGCCGGAATGGGCCCACGAAATGATCGACACCATCAGAAAGCATGTCAAATGACACAGCCCCGGGAAAACAAACTGAAAGCCATCGCCGGCCTGATCCAAGGCCTCACCTATGCCGAGATGACCACGCTGTCGAAGCAGATCGTCAGCTCGCTCGACGACTCCACCATCCACACGGCAGCAACGGGCTTGCTCCAGATCGCTCAAAACATTCTTGCAGAGAAGGAAGTCACTAAGTGACCATCACCGCAATCATCATCGCTGACTCCATCAGCGCGTACGGTCCTCGCATCACGACCCTGCAGCTCCGCTATCCCCGGTTCATCCACGCTGAGTTCATGACGCACCGCGCCTTCAGCCGGAACGCCTCGAGCTCGAGGGCAATTCCGGTTCAGAAGCTGATCCAGGACATCATCGACGACACCGCAATGCCGCTGCACTGGGGCAAGAACCAGCCGGGGATGCAGGCTCGCGAAGAACATGACGGGCTTGTTGATCATACGGTATTCGAGCCCGAGGTTCGGCCAGACGTTCCTGATTATCTGGCCACGGTCGGCACATATTCAGGTGGGCCGGTTGAAGCCTGGGATGCCGCTCGCAACTGGGCTATTCACGCAGCGGAACAGTTCGCCGCGGCCGGCTACCACAAGCAGATCGTGAACCGGCTGCTTGAGCCCTTCAGCCACATCAACGTCGTCGTGACGGCGACCGACTGGGAGAACTTCTTCGAGCTTCGGGACCATCCGGATGCCCAGCCCGAGATCCAGGTTCTGGCCCGGGCGATCAAGGACGCGATGGCTGCGTCGGTCCCTGATGAATTGCCGGCCGGCCTTTGGCACCTGCCGTACGCGACGTTCGACGAGGATCTGCAGACATATGCAGATGAACACGACATGAGCCTTGTCGATGTTGCTCTCAAGGTCTCCGTCGCCCGCTGCGCCCGCGTCTCTTACCTGACCCACGATGGTCGCAAGACCACGGTGGAGGAGGACGTCGCTCTGCACGACAAGCTTGTCGTGGCCGAGCCGCTCCACGCATCCCCGGCAGAGCACCAGGCAACGCCCGTTCAGGGTCGTGATCGGAACTTCAACGGCTGGCGCCAGTACCGGAGTGTGCTGGAACAAACGGCCTGAGTAGACTGTACTCTCGACGGGCGTCTATGGAAAACACTCGGTGTTCTGAGCCATGTAACACTCATGGCAAAGAACACAGGAAAACCATCTGAGACGTTCTTCGAGGACGTCTGGCGGAAGCTCGGCAAGCGGGCTTACTGCTATCGCATCGCGGATGCGGCCGAGAACTACGGCCGCACCAAAACAATCGGCCACATCCGGGCCACTCCCTCGGACTACATCGTTACCTTTGCCGGCGAGACAATCTACGCCGAGGTCAAGTCCACTCAGGAGAAGACATCCTTCCCCTTCTCCCTTCTCAAGAAGGGACAAAGCGCCGCGGCCCCGCAGGTTCTGTCTGCGGGCGGCGGCTATTTCGTTTTCGCTCACAACCTCACGACCGACACTTGGTACCGCATTCCCTTCGGGGTGATCGCGGCCGTGAAAGCTATCGGCCGCTCATCAATCCCCTGGTCCGAAATGGAGACTCTCAAATGGAACCCAGCCCTGCTTTTCTAGACATCATGGTCGACGGTGAAACCACCGGAACCGATCCGAACGGCAACGCTCTCGTGCAGCTGTCCGCTGTGAAGTTCGATCTCAAGACCAAGTCGGTCCAGCCTTACCCGCAGATGTTCGATCGCTGCCTCCGCATGCCGCAGAACCGGTACTTCGAGGAAAGCTGCCGGACGAACTTCTGGGGCAAGCGCCCGCAGATCTGGAACCAGATCCAGACCCGCGCCGAGGATCCGCAGCAGGTGATGAAGGACTTCGTCCAGTGGGTTGGCTTCGACAACCCGGCGCCGGTGCGCTTCTGGGCCAAGCCGATCACTTTCGATTGGAGCTTCGTCGCCTCCTACCTGCGCCAGTACGACCTCCCGCAGCCGTTCCACTACCGCTGGGCGATCGACATGAATTCCTTCATCCGCGGGCTGGCCAACGATCCGACCCTCGAGAGCCACTACGTCGGGTTCCAGGGTGAAGCCCACAACGCACTCTTCGACGTGCTCAACCAGATCGACCAGGTCTTCAAGGCGGTGGACAAGTATGGAAATCATTGAAAATGGTCAGCGAATTGAGCTGCTTGGAGACCCTCATCTGGGTCGTTCTTTTCTTAACGGGGTTCCTCTCCACCGCCGGGGTGAGCGTGAGCGCCTTGTGTGGCAGGATTTTCTGGACTCTCTCGGCCGCGCAGCTGGTTGTGATTATCACGTCTGCCTTGGTGACCTGTTCGACAAATGGATCGTGTCCTTCGATCTGATCCTGAACACGGCCGACGTCTACCGTACGGCGGCGCTGGCAAACCCCCACACCCGGTTCTTCGTCCTGAAGGGCAATCACGACTGGACCCGGGATCTCGAGCGCCGCTCTGCGTTCGACGTGTTCGCCGCCCTGGTGGCCGATGCCCCAAACATCGTCATTGTGACGCGCCCTGTGATCGAGAACGGTCTGGTCTTCTACCCGTGGCACCCGCTCTGGGATGCCAAGGAGACCTTGTCGAAGATCACCGACAAGATCCTCTTCGGCCACTTCGATGTTGAGTTCGGTGAGCACAACATGGTTCCGACCGAGCTTGGCTTCGAGCGGATCTTCACCGGCCATGACCACAAGGCCCGTCGCCTGAAGAGGCACGGAACCGAGGTCATCGTCGTCGGCTCGATGCAGCCATACGCTCACGGCGAGGAGGCTGACGACAGCCTCTACGTCACCCTCCGTCCGGAGGAGGTGCCGGCGGCGGGCGACCTGCGGAACAAGTGCGTCCGCATCCTTGGCCAGTTCGACGGCGACATCGACTGCCTCCAGATCACCTACAAGCAGGAGAAGACAGCCGATGATGGCAGCATCGAACAGGTCACCCTCGGTGACTTCGACATGGAACGTCTCTTTGGAGAAGCCTTTGCGGAAGCTGGCGTCTCTGCTGAGCGCACTCAAATCGTTCTGGGACAGTATCAGGCAAAACGGACCGCAGCTGGTGTTTAAAGATCTCGATCGCCCCGTCGCCCAGTACCGCCGGGTTCTCTCCACCTGGCTCGAGACACCCGGTCTCAGCCTCAACGAGGCAATCCTCGTCCGGTCCCTGAGCACGGCCCTGAACAATTCGCTCGAGGAGTTCGACCAGCTGCGCCGGATCATGGTCCAGCCCGCCTTCCTCCCCACCCTCCGTAGCGCCGCGGCGAAAGCCCAGGCCGCTGGCCTCCTTCTCGATTGGAATGACTATGCTGAAGCAGCTTGAATATTCGGTGACCTTCCCATCCACCGGCCGCACACTTTCCGAAGCCGTCCTGTTCCAGGGCGGCTTCGGTGCTATTGTGGGACCGAACGAAAGCGGCAAGTCCATGATCATCGAGATGATCCGGTTCTGCCTGTTCGGTTCCGGCGCCCTGCGAGGCAAGAGCGAAGACTACAAGAACCTGAAGGCCAGCTTGTCCTTCACGGTCAAAGGCGGCGACTATCTCGTCGAGCGAACCAGCTCCAAGGCCAAGCTCTCCCGCAACGGCGAGATCATCGCAACCGGTGTGACGCCGGTGAACCAGAAGATCCCGACCGAACTCGGGTTCGGCCTCGCTGTCTTCGACATGGCCTGTGCCGCGAACCAGAACCAGCTCCTGAAGCTCGGTGAGATGAAGCCGAGCGAGCGCCAGCGGGCCGTCGACAGCGTGATCGGCGTGTCCGTCCTCGACGACCTGGCCAAGCTGGCCGGCGACGAGGCCCTCGCCCTGAAACGTGCAGCCGATGACCTTGCCTCGCATGTCACCGAACCGGTGATGCCCGTCGAGCCGGCCGGCTACCGGATCTCCGCAGATCTCGAGGACGAGAAGCGGGCGCTGGATCTGCTTCGGTCCAAGGCTGACCAGCTGCGTGGCTGGCTGGCACACGCCAAGACTGCCCCGGTCAAGCCCGTGCTCACGGTCACAGAGAGCGCCGCTGAGCTCGAGGAGCAGATTGCCGGTGTCCAGGCCCTCCGCGCCCAGCGGCAGGCGCTGGAGAGCGAGCTGGCCCGTATCCCGGCCGCTGCGAACGTCACGCTCGAGGAGATCGAGGAGGACGAGCGTAAGGCTGCTCTGCACGAGCGGTATCTGGACCGGAAGCGGTTCCTCGCTCAGCATCCCATGCCGGACCTGACACAGGACCAGGTCAACTCCCTCCGGGTTGCCTGGGAGGCGCACAAGCGCTGGCAGAAGTTCCAGCACCTGACCAAGCAGCGTGACGATCTGCTGGCCAAGGGCGAGCATACCTGCCCGAGCTGCAGCCATCACTGGCCGATCGCGAGCGATGCTCTCGTCGCAATCGATCAGGAGCTGGAAGGCTACACCAAGGTGCTGATGCTCGAGGACAAGCCGGCCACTCCGGAAGCCAAGGTCGACGCTCAACAGCGCCTGATCGACCTCTGGGATGAAGCCGAGTGGGCAAAGCATGTCGACGCGCCGGCCGCGCCGGTCGAGCACCAGTGGACTGTGCAGGATCGCATCCGGCACAGGCATGGTCTCGAGGGCAAGGCTCGCCGCGCCGAGCTGCAGGCCGAGATCGATGCGATCGTGATCGACACCACGGACTATGCCGGCCGGCTGCGCCAGCGCCAGCAGTACGATGCCCAGATGGCCAGCTATCAGGACAAGGTCGCTGAATATGAAGCCTGGGTGGTCGAGCGTGACAGCAAGGAGATCGAGCTCGATCTGCTGCAGTCGCAGCTGTCCGGATACGACGACGTTGTGAAGGCGCTTAGCCAGGCCTGCCTCTACGAGACGCAGATGCTGTCCTACTCTGTCGCCTTCGGCCGCTACAACGACGGGCTGATCAAGATCGCCGGCTATCGCGTGGAGGCCGATGACTGGAACAAGGTGAAGGATGCTCTGAAGATCCTGCGCCTGAAGATCAAGCAGCATCTGGTCCCCAGCCTGAACCGCGTTGCCAGCAGCCTGATCACCCACATGACTGGTGGCCAGCGGCAGAGCATCTCTGTTGACGAGGAGTTCAACATTCTCGTGGATGGCCAGGCGATCGACACCCTGTCTGGTTCCGGCGCCGCGGTCGCCAATCTCGCTTTGCGGATCGGACTCGGTCAGGTGCTGACAAACAATGTCTTCTCGCTCTTCATGGGCGATGAGATTGACGCCTCTATGGACAAGAATAGGGCGGCTCAAACGTCCCAGGTACTCTATACTCTCAAAGGACGTATCTCGCAGCTTCTGCTCGTATCACATAAGTTCCCTGCAGCCGATTATTATATCGCTGTAGGAGAAAACATTGAACACGCATAACTCGCTGATTGAAGAAGAACTCAAGCGCACAGGCGGCAATCTCTCGCTCGTCGCCCGTGCGCTTGGGGTCAACTACTTCGGCCTCAAGGATCGCCAGCAGCGTCTGGCGACACAGGCTCGCAACATGGGGGTTCACCCCGCCACGGGTCCGGAGCCGGATGACATCCGCGTTCTCGGCCGTGAAGGCTTCCAGCACAACGTGATCGCTGTGAAGCGCCAAGGCTCTGCCTGGCCCGCACATTTCGATGCAGCAATTGCTGACGCCCGCGTCAAGTTCGACGCCGGCACCCACGAAATGTTCCAGACGTCGGATAACGGTTGGGTCGTCCAGTACCTGATCCCGCGTCTGAAGCCGACCTCGCGTCGGAAGTTCTTCTCCACCCTGGAATACTTCGCATGAGCACCATCCTGATCAACACAGGGCGGCGCGTCGATCCGTTCAACCTCATGGACTACTCGTTCACCGCCGAGGAGCTGCTGAAGCCGCTCGCGAAGCTGTGCCGCTACACCGGCCACACCAGTCGCTTCTACTCGGTCGCAGAGCACACGGTCCACCTCATCAACGCCGTGCCGATGCACCTGAAGCGCGCCGTCGCCCTGCACGATCTGAACGAGGGTCTGACCAACGATCTGCCCCGGCCGTTCAAGCAGCGTCTGCCCGACTACGTCGCCTTCGAAAACTCGGTCCAGCAGCACATCTTCCGGCTCTTCGACGAGCCTTGGGAGAACATGGCTGCGATCGCGGAGTACGACTACCGGATCTGCGCCGACGAAATGGCCCAGCTCTTCGACGAGCCGTACATCCTCCCGGATGCCGAGCCCCTCGGCGTCCACATCATCGGCTGGGAATGGCAGGTAGCCGAGACCAAGCTGCGCAACTCCTTCAAGTTCCTGGGGCTTCTCTGATGACCATGCTTCGTTACAACGCGGGGAAGGCCCCGCTGTCGCTCATCCCTTCGACCTTCTTCGAAGCCATCTTCAACAGCGCCTACGAGTGCGGCACCACAGCGCCGACCAAGCTGATCTGGCAGGTGGGTGCGGTCCTCGACTTCGGCGCACAGAAGTATTCCGCACATAACTGGCGGAAGGGCGGAACTTGGTCGTCCGTGCTGAACAGTGCCTTCCGGCACCTCATCGCAATGGCCAGCGGTAGCCGGGTTGATTTCGAGTCGAACCAGCCTGAAGCAGGTCACCTCGGCTGCAACATCGCGTTCCTGCTCGAGTTCGTCCACACCTCGACCGGGGTAGACGATCGCTACTCCGTCATGTGGGCGCCTACGCTCAACGCCGACGCTCATCCGAACCTGACCCTGGTGCTCGATGCACTGCTGCGGTTCCGGGACGGTGGCAATGTGAACTGCCTGCGTGAAGCAGCATGGGAACTCGCCCGCTGGGTCGAGATCCAGGAAGAGCCCGCGCCAGCCGCCGCTGCACCGCCGCCGCCGGTGGACTACGTCCCGCTCCCCTTCAAGTTCCCCTCCTTCCCGCACATCCCCGTTGCTGACCTCGCGTCGGCCACCCGTCACTAAGGACGCCACCATGGACGCCAAGACCTATCAGGCTCAGTACAGCCGCACCCTCGCAGACGTGTTCTTCCCTGACAACGTCAACCCGCTCTTCCTCGGCCTGCTTCTCGCCGGCCGCAAGCAGACAGCCGACGTGATCGATGCGGCCAAGCGTGGTCTCTTCTACGGCAACACGAAGAAGCTCGAGGAGCTCGGCCACGCTGGGCAGGCCACCAACATCCTCAGCATCGACTACGACGACGAGCCGGCGATCATCCATGCCGTGCTCGGCCTCGAAGGGGAGGTGAGCGAGATCTCGGAAGCCGCCCTCGACGACAGCGTGTCGCATGCCGAGCGCCGCGCCCGCGTCGTCGACGAGAGCGGCGACGTGATGTGGTACCTGCATCTACTCTTCGATCAGTTCGATCCGCCGATCACCATGGGTGAAGTGCTGGCCGGCAACATCGCCAAGCTGGCCAAGCGGTACCCCGACAAGTTCACCACTGACGCTGCGGTGAACCGGGATCTCACCGCCGAGGCTCAGGTGTTCAGTGGGAGCACGATCCATTGAAGATCTGGATGATCCTTTACGTCGGCTTCCACGTCGGCGGGAGCGTCGGGCCTCTGCCATATGACATGGCCGAGTGCCAGGACCGGGCGGTCGTGATGAACGAGCAGCTCGCCAAGTCCCGCAAACAGCCGGCAACCCTTGCCAAGATGAAGAAGCTGCAGTCGTCCGTACCGCTCAAGGATTGGCGTTTTGTTTGCGAGGCTCGCGCCACCCGGCCGAAGCTGAAGAGCCTCTGATCCAAACTGCAGCAGTGAGCATCAGTCCCGCCATGGCCTGAGCCGGCGGGGCTCACCACCTAAGACCTCCACAAGGAAATCCCCATGCTTTTCAACGAGCAAGTTGCGCGTAAGCCTAACCTGTACCCTTGGACCGACGACTTCATCCACGCCATCACCTCCTCGCCGTGGACTGCCAACGAGTTCTCCTTCCAGTCTGACTTCGATCAGTTCAAGACGCAGCTCAACGACCAGGAGCGCCAGGTCATCGTCCGTACGCTGTCCGCGATCGGGCAGATCGAGATCGCCGTGAAGGACTTCTGGGCGAACCTGGGCCGGAACCTGCGCCACCCGGCGATCAAGGATCTCGGCTACGTCATGGCCTACACCGAGGTCATCCACAACCAGGCCTACGAGCGTCTGCTCGAGGTGCTCGGTCTGGAGTCGGTCTTCGAGGAGAACCTCAAGGAAGACGTCGTTCGCGCCCGCGTGAACTACCTCCGCAAGCATGCCCAGCGTGTCTATGAGGACGATCGGAAGCAGTACGTCTATTCCATCATCCTGTTCACGCTCTTCGTCGAGAACGTGTCGCTGTTCTCGCAGTTCTACACCGTTCTCTGGTTCAATCGCTACCGCAACGTCCTGAAGGATACGGCGCAGCAGGTCCAGTACACGAAGAACGAAGAGACCCTTCACGCCCAGGTCGGCATCAAGATCATCAACACGCTCCGCGAGGAATACCCGGAGCTGTTCGACGCCGCCCTGATCTCCCGCATCCGGGAAGAGTGCATCGAAGCCTACACGGCCGAAAGCAAGCTCATCGACTGGATGATTGGCGACTTCTCCGACGAGAAGATCGATGCCGAGATCCTCAAGACCTACGTGGCCAACCGGCTGGAAGACAGCCTCGCCGCCATCGGCATCTCCTCGCCGCTGAACCAGCCTCGCATCCCGGAGACGCTCTGGATGGATGAGGAGGTGTTCGGCACCAACAAGACCGACTTCTTCCACAAGAACCCCGTCGACTACACTGAGAACGACGTCGCCTACGACATCAAGGAACTGTTTGCATGACCAACTGGATCACCGACGACACCCGTAAATTCCTCTCCCGCGGATACCTGGGGGAGGGGCAGTCGGTCGAGGACCGTGTTGCTGCCGTAGGCCAGCGGGCAGGGGAGATCCTTGGTCGCCCTGACATCGGCCGCAAGATCACCGAGTATCTCCTCAATGGTTGGATGAGCCTCTCGTCCCCCATCTGGTCGAACTTCGGCCTCGCTCGGGCCTTGCCGATCAGCTGCAACAACGTCTACCTCGACGACACCATGGACAGCATCCTGCTCAAGACGGCAGAGATCGGTGCCCAGACGAAGTACGGCGCCGGCACGTCGGCCTACTATGGCGCCCTGCGTGGACGGGGTGCTGGCATCTCCGGAGGCGGCTCTAGCTATGGTGCCGTCCACTTCATGCAGATGGCAGAGACGACGACGTCCGTGGTGAGCCAGTCGAATGTCCGTCGTGGCTCGGTCGCCGTCTACCTGCCGGCCGATCATCCGGACATCATGGAACACCTGACCATCCGGACGAAGGCGAGCCCGCTGCAGAACGTGCAGCCGGCGGTGTGCATCACGGACAAGTTTCTCGATGACGCCCTGAATGGCAACGACGAGAAGAAGCAGATCACCTTCGCGGAGATCCTGAAGCGCCGTCGCGCCAATGGCCGGCCGTTCATCTTCTTCCATGACAATGCCAATCGCTTCGCAGCGGACGTCTACCGGGCCCAGAAGCGGACGATCTGGTCGTCCAACCTCTGCACGGAGATCATGCTGCCGGCGACGGCCAAGGAGTCGTTCGTCTGCAACCTACTCTCCCTAAACGTCATCCACTATGACGACTGGAAGGACACCGACCTGGTGAAGGTGGCGATCTATCTGCTCGATGCGGTCATGTCCGAATACATCGAGAAGACGAAGGATCTCATGTTCATGGACAGCTCCTATCGCTTCGCCCTGCACCATCGCGCTCTCGGCCTGGGCATCCTTGGCTGGCACTCGCTGCTTCAGTCGAAGATGATTGCCTTCGAAAGCCCCGAGGCCGCGGTGCTGAACATCAAGATCTTCAGCCAGATGCAGGCCCAGTCCTACGAAGCTTCCGAGCAGCTCGGCCGCGAGTATGGCGTTCCTGAGATGCTGCTGAACTTCAAGCGCCGCAACTCCACCACGATGGCGATCGCACCGACGAAGTCGTCCGCGTTCATCCTCGGGCAGGCGTCGGAAGGCATCGGCCTCGTCGAGAACAACTACTTCGTGCCGGACCTGCAGAAGGGCAAGTTCACCTTCCGCAACCCCTACCTCGAGAAGGTGCTCGGCCAGAAGAACAAGGACACGGCTGACGTCTGGCGCTCGATCCTGCTCAAGGGTGGTTCGGTCCAGCACCTGGACGTGCTGTCGGATCACGAGAAGAAGGTCTTCCGCACGGCCAGCGAAGTCTCTCAGGACGTCGTCATCGAGCAGGCGGCAGCTCGTCAGCGCTTCATCGATCAGGGTCAGTCGCTGAACCTGAAGATGCCGCCGAACGTGACACCGAAGGAGCAGATGCGGCTGACGCTCAAGGCCCACAAGATGGGTCTGAAGAGCCTCTACTATCAGGAGTCCACGAACCCGAGCCAGGCTCTGGCCCGTGAGAACGAAGCCTGCGCCGCCTGTGAAGCATGACGGATGTCCGCTTCTACCTGACCACAGTGAACGGGCGGCTCCAGCTGCCCGTCACTACGGACGAGGAGGCTGTCGCTGAAGCGGCAGACCTCCGGTCCCGTTACCCCGTGAAACAGCTGCGGATCATCAAAGAGACCCGCGAAACCATCTGGGAGAACAAAGATGGCTAAACGCACCAAAGCCGCGCCTTTGAAGAAGGTGCTGGTTGCCACGCCATGCTACAACGGCATGGTCCACATGAGCTACGCCAGCTCGCTGATCAAGATCATGATGCTCGCGCCCGGGAAGGGGTACGAGGTCAACGTCTTCAACAACACGGACTCGCTCATCACCCGGGCCCGCAACAATGCCGTGTCCGTGTTCCTTGATGGCGACTGGGAGCGCCTGTTCTGGATCGACAGCGACATCGGCTTCGAGCCCGACCAGTTCTTCCGCGTCTTGGAAGCTGACCGCGAGATCGCCGCCGGCGTCTATCCGCTGAAGACGCTCTATTACCCGACGCAGGAGACGAAGCTGGCTGGGGCCGACCTCGCAGTCTCCATGCTGCGGTATGCCCTGAACCTCGAGCAGGATCTCGTCAGCATTCCCGACGACGGCTTTGCGCAGGTGAAGGATGCCGCGACCGGCTTCATGTGCATCAAGCGGTCCACGCTGTTGAAGATGGTCGATGCCTACCCGGAGCTGAAATACGTCTCCGATCAGGAACAGCTCGGCGCCCCGGCGAGCTCCAACCACTACCTGCTGTTCGACACCATGGTGGAGAACGGCCGCTATCTGTCGGAGGACTACGCCTTCTGCCGGCGGGCGCAGCGCTTGGGTATTACGATCTGGGTGGATCTTCGGAGCGAGCTCACTCATACCGGTCCCTTCGAGTTCCGCGGCTCGATCCCGCGGACCTCCCAGGTGAACTCCTGACCACAGATCAGCCCCCGCTCAGGGGGCTTTTCATTGAGCGGGGGGCGCGTGAACTCGATTGACGGCGGGATCACAGAGATCCTGAACGTCTTCGCGTCAGTGCAAAAGATGAAAATGAGGGCGAGCGCAGCAGATGCCAGAAAGGGATAAACCACTTTCAAGATAGCAACCGAGCGACCGCCATTGGACTTATCCATGGCAATCTCCGTTCCGGACACAACTGTCCGAGCTAAGTTGAAAGCGCCATCCGATCCCTCTGCCTCTTTGCTGCTCAAAACCGTGGGGCCGGCACCACTGAGCTGCTAATTGGACAGGCGCCCCGTCTGAGAGGGCTAGGGATAGTTCAACACTTCAGTTCACATGACACCGTGCCGGTCAGAAATCATTTAGCAAGTGGTGTCAGGTCGGGTAGATCCAGAGGTTCTTATGCTGATCGGATCTGAGCGTTAAGATCGTTCGCCTTTTCGAAAAATGCAATAGGGTTAATCGGAAATTTTCTTTGAGCTAAAGTAAAGGGCCCCTATAGGGGCCCTTTTTATTTCGCTGTCTTGCGGTTGGCGTAGTACCACCAGACGAATGTCCCCACGGACAGAACCCCGCTGATGGCCGCTTGGAACTGGGCGCTGTTGGCGACGGCGTCACCGAGAAGTACGCCGGCTGCGATCTGCAGGCAGATGCGGGCCAGCTGGTGAAATTCAGACATTACGAACTCCTGTGAGCTTGAGAGCGAGTGAGGCCAACCAGGCCCAAATCGATGTGGTGGGGGCGAGTGAGATTGCGGTCGTCCCGACAAGCTCGTCCGTGATGACGCTGGGCGTGGCCGGGATCTTGTTGACCAGGACGATGCTGGGTACGGCGGGGCCGGTGGTGATGGTGTTGGCCGTGATCTTCTCGACCTGGATGTCATCGGCGGTGATTTCGGACGTCTCGACGACGCGGAAGCCAGCGGCCGTGAGGGCCTTGTGGAAGCCGCGGTGGTAGCCCGAGATTTTCATGTCGGTACCGTCCTTGCCGTTCACGATCCGACGCGGATGCTGATCCGGAGCTGCGTCCAGAGCTGCAGGGAACTTGTAGTCGCTCAGCTTCTTGCCCGTGAACAGGCCATGGGCCATGCCGACGACGGCGATGTCTGCGCCGACCTTTGTGTCCAGAGCGAGCTCCGGGTGCTCCCGCAGCGGGACGCCGAGTGCCGTGCCCATCTTCAGGTAGTTGCTCCAGTGCGTGATCTGGATCGGGCCGCGGCCGAAGCCGCCATCGCGCCAGTAGGGGGTCTTGACCCACGGAAGCTGGCCGGCGGCGAAGGCCTTGTCCAGGCGCTGGATCACGGTGGAGTCGGCCGGCCGCTTGTTGGTGTGCGACGGCATGACGGTCTCTTTGATCCCGAGCATGTAGGTGCCGGTCTCGTGGTAGACGTGAGCGAGGATCTGGGCGATGTGGTTGATGTCGAAGACACCGTTCCGGTCGGCCGAGTCCATAATGGCTTCGACGCCCTCAACCTGGGACTGAGCGAGCCGGCGATTGAAGACGCCGGAATCGTCTTTGCGAACGGCCGCGAAGAGCGCGGGACGGTCGATGATGAGACGCTTGACCATTACTGGACACCTCCGAGATGAAGGGCCTTGAGAAGGTAGGGGGCGACCACGGCGCCAATTCCGGTGATGACGGAGAAGGTCGCCAGCATGCGGATCATCTTCTCCTGCAGGGCCGTAACCTTGGCTTCCAGAGCGTTCTGGTTTGCCGTCAGCATCGAGACTGACTCCTTGAAGGAGTCCTTCAGCTCGTCGTGCTTCTGCGTCATGAAGCTGTTCCTTTCCTCGATCGTTACGAGGCGCTCCATGAATTTGGCGATATCACCGACCCGATCGGTCAATTGACCAACGGCTTTCTCAACACTTTCAAGACGGAAGTTAGTGTTGGGATCAGATGTCATTCGGGGCACTCCTTATTCCACTTTATATGGAAGTAAGGGTGCCCCGATGTAAGTCAGAGTTGATGTCCTATGCAGCTCAGTGCATCACGCGGGAACCTCATAGGCTGAAGCCACATCACCGTTGTCGAAGGTTGCAATGACGGACTCTTTTTCGACCGTGCCGATCATGATGTGAACGCCCTGTCCATCGCGGACCAAGCGGTCGCCTTCGAACGTGATCTTCTCGCCATCCTTGAGCGAGACCTTGAACTTTTTCATGCCATTCTCTCCTGAGTTGTTCGGGCAATATGTGGCTATTCCGCCCTCAGTCTTCAACCCGGAATCACGGTCACGTAAGTTCTATTATGGAACTAATCTTCCGGCTGGTGCCACCATGGTTGTTCCTCCGTCAACCGCTTACCACGCTCGATCAGAGATCTTCGAGCTTGAGTGATCAACTTATCAAAGGCTTCCACGCAACCGTTTTCCCTTACCAATTGAATTCGGTCCAAGTCATTTCGAGATGGCAGTCTGGATACGATCTTGAGCAGTTGCCAGTGAGAGAGCGGGCATACATCTTCGCCGAAGTTCTCACGCCTGGCTCTGACTGCTGCTCTCTGTAACTCAGACAAAAGGGCCCACTCAATACCCGTCATCCCCTCCGGTCGGTTAGGTAAATTGGGGCCGGTGGGAAAAATTGAATTCTGCGGCTGGTGTTCAAACTCCCTAACGACGTGTCTTCCGGCGTGTGAGCCTACGATATCTGAGGCATCAGCACCGGCACCAAACGTCCGTTCGAAATCACCCATCGCAATTCCTCTCAAAGATCTACGTCCCGCGCACATTCATTTTGCAGTTTTCTACTCAAGTCAATCGACGGTTGATGTACCCGCGATTTCAATGAAGGTCGGTGTAGCCGCGCCGCCGCTTCTGTCGAAGAAGATCTTGCATCAGGGCCTCGGCGTCGTGCCGCTGGGTGAAATGGTGCGTCAAGCGTTTGCCATGTGTTCCGACACGGCCCCACGATCTTACCAAGGCGACCTCACCAAAAAGGGTCGTCTCTATGGACAGCGCATAGAAGCGGGCCATCCTCCGACTCGGGTCTCGCCGCTCGGTGTAAACGTGATCAACCATGTCCGAGTGTTGCGCTGCTCGAGCCTGACGTCCAATCAGAGTTCTGAATCAATCAGCTCGAACGATTCAGGATGCTGATGGACCATAGAGGTCTGTGAAGCGATCCCGGATCATCTTGATGATGAGCTCGCTCCCGGAGAGCCGATAGGTATCGGCCAGGACGGCCAGCTTCTGCCGATCCTCTTCGGTGCCATATGCGATGATGCCGGCGTTACGCTTCTTCCTCAAAACAGCTTCCAGTCCACGGTTGCGGCGGCTTCGATTTCCGCAGGCGTCATGGCCAGGGAGACCGCAGCCTTGGCGGCAAGGCGCCGGTCCTCGATCATGGGTGATACTGTGAGCCACTGCTGGCGCATGGTCAGGTAGATCACCGCCTGGTCGAACAAGGTGATCTGGTTCATGGCCGCTTCCGCAACCAGGTGCGGGATCTCGCCGTGGTTGATGTCCTGATCCCGCATGAAATTCTCGGCCTCATCGCGCTTCTGGTCGTAGACCATTGCCTGGCCGGACCCGAGCGTCATGAAGATGCCGCGGGTCGCTTCGGCTTCTCGATCGATGCGAGCCAGAGCCGCATCCCGGATCGGGGTCAGATCCTTCTTCAGTTTAAGCAGCATGGACGGTGACCTTTGTCGTGCAGGGCATGAAGGGGAACGCTTCGAACGTCAGCGAGTAGACTGCCGGCATGTCGGGCTCGAGCGTGAGCTCGCCGCCGGTCAGCTCGATCGTCTCGCCGTCCATGGTGAGCGTGACACGGTCGGGGAGTCCGTCCAAGGTGAGGCTCTCACCTACCGTGAGGTCGATCGCAGGCTCGATATCGAACGTCGGGCGGATCAGAACCTCGGTCCCCGACACGTAGAACCCCTGCATGTTCGGCAGCTCCTCGCAGGCATAGACTGGCCGGCCAGTCCCCTCCTCCTGCAGCAGCAGCTCGTCCACCGAGTAGACATTGCCGTAGTCCGTGATCTCGCCCTTGGCGTCAGCCTGCACGAACCAAAATGCGTCGGGTGCGCTCGTCATTTCTTCAACCTCGTGATCGTCCAGGACGTGCCGTCGTTCGTCATGCTCGTGGTGCTGCCGAAGTAGTTCATGTTCCTGTCGTTGTTCCGCATTGCCCCGCCGGACCCAAGGACAAAGACCAGGGTGATCGTCACGGACTGAGCGTTGTCACCGTTCGTCCAGCTTCCCGAGATCGACTGCGTGGCGCAGCCGTAACTGTCGATCCCCGGCCCAGAAATCCGGATCGTGTCGAGCGTCGATCCCCCGACACGCAGGGATGCCTCACCGAAATAGACGACCTCAGAATTGGCTTCCAAAGGTGCCCGCAGGTTCCAGAAACCGTTGATGACGATGCGTTCCTGTGGTGCCAAGGACAGGGTCCGTGACAGGATCGTCGTGGTCGCGGATTTGGGAACGCTGTTGCCACTGGTGTTGAAGTAGATCGTGGAGACACCGCCGTTGACGAGCTTTTCCCCGTTCAGCGTGGCGTCGACGATATCAAGGTTGGTGACCTTGATGCTCAAAGCCGAAAGGCTCGTGACATTGATTTCGCGGGACGTGATGGAGTTCGCCGCCATCTGCGATGCAGTGATGGTGTTCGCAGCGATCTCGCGGGCGGTGATCGCGTTCGCGGCGATCTTCGCGCTCGTGATCGCATTGGACACGATGGCCGCGGCCGCGACGGAGTTAGCAGCCAGCTCGTTGGCAGTGATCGCGTTCGCGGCGATCTGGCCGGCGGTGATCGCATTGGCTGCAACCTTTGCTGCCGTGATCGCTCCGTTGACGATCAGATGCCCACCGGTTGCACGGCCACAGGTCACGCTGTGGAAGTCAGCATTGCCGGCCACAACCTTACCGGTGTTGGCCTCGGACGTGAAGCGAACGAAGCGGATGCGAGCGAAGACGGCATCCGCAGGCGCACGGAGGATGGTGTCGTACCGCTCGGCGCCGTTGTTATCTAGGGTCTTGCTGGCGAAGGTGTTGTAGGTGACGTTCACCGAGGTAGTCTTATCCGCGGTGAACCAGTAGAGGCGGGCGTTAGCGGAGCCTGGCGAGGAGGCTTCGTTTGTGCTCGACGGGTCGATGGTGACACCGACCGCGTAGTCAACACCCGGTGAGACGGGGAAGTAATCCGAGTTGACCGCGCCCAAGGTAGAGCTCGAAGAGGCCGTAACCCCGTTGATCCGCATGGCCTTCCCTGCCGTCGCAAGGCTGTGGCCATTGATGTAGGGGTTGTTCGGGCCACCGAGCTGCCAGTTCGTGATGTCAGCCATGACGGCGTCAGGGACCAGGTTGGTCAAGTCCCCGATCACGAGCTGCTTCGCCGTGATTGTGTTCGCGGCGATCTGGGCTGAAGTGATCGTGTTGGCAGCCACCTCGCGGGCGGTGATGGCGTTGGCTGCGATGTTTGCGGAGGTGATGGTGTTGGCTGCGATCTCGTTCGCCGTGACAGCGTTCGCCGCGATCTTTGCCGACGTGATCGCGTTGGCCAGCAGCTGTTCGGTCGTGATGGCGTTGGCCGCGACCTCACGAGCTGTGATCGCGTCGGCCGCGACCTTGCCGGCGGTCACAGCGTTCGCCACGAGTTGACCGGCCGTGATGGCGTTGGCCGCGACCTCATTGGCCGTTACGGCGTTGGCAGCGATCTTGACGGTGGTGATGGCGTTCGCGAGGATCTGGCTTGCGGTCACAGCGTTCGCTGCGATCGTCGTTGCCACGACGGAGTTGGCGGCAATCTTCAGCGTGGAAACGGCATTGTCGGCCAACGTGGTTTCGTTGACAGCGAGCGCGGCCAGCTGGGTATTGGTGACAGCGTTCGCAGCGATCTTCGCAGACGATACGGCGTTGGCGACCATCTTTGCGGTCGTGATGGCATTGTCTGCCATCTTGGCGCTGTTCACCGCCAGATCGGCCATCTGGCCGGCGGTCACAGCGTTCGCTGCGATCTTGCCCGTGGCGACGGCGAGGTCCGCGATCTTGGTGACGTCGACGATCTGGTTCTGCAGTTTCGCGGCGTCAACCGAGAGCGCTGCGAGCTTCTCGGTGGTCACGGCATTGGCGGCGATCTTGCCCTGAACGACAGCGTTGGCGGCGAGCTTGTCGGCCGTGATCACAGCAGCGTCAACCGCTGCGGTGTCGATCAAGATCGGGGTGCCGGTCTGCGATGCGGTGAAGGCGGAACGGTTGCCGTCGAAGTCCTTCGCCCGAGCCCAGAGGAAGTAGGGCTGGCCGTGCTTCATGCCCGGGACGACGACGCTCGTGCCATTCGAGGCGGCGCCGAACTTGGCTGTCGCGACGTCGTTGACCGTGCTGTAGAAGACCTCGACCGCCTCGAGGTCGGAGTCGTTAGGGTTGACCCATTCCGCTATCATGAAGCCGATGCCACCGCGGACGGTGAAGCTGGTCGGAAGACCAGGCGGGATCAGATCCTTGGCGAACTGGGCCGGAACCTCGACGGACATCTGGTTGCCGAAGTTGAGGTTGGTGTCCCCGAACACATCATAGAACGCGATCTTGACGTAGTTCGTCGCAGCGTAGGCCGGGTCGAACGGAACGTCGGTGTTCGGGCCCTTGTAGCGCAGGGTCTCCGCACTGGGCGTGAACCCGCTGGTGGTCGAGCTGTGGATGACCACGCCCATGAAGTCGCGCTCGGCCGGCGGGGTGTACTTGACCACCGGCAGGCCGGCCCGAACGGTGACGCTCTGCGTTGCGGGCTTGGCCGGCGCGGAGTTGGTGACCGTGAGCTGCTGGAAGTCCGACAGGAAGCCGAACTGGTCGCTCGAGGCGACCTTGATCATGAAGCTGCGCCGCGGAGAGCCGTTGTTGTCGGCTACGTTCAACGCATATTCGTAGGTGTAGGTCGGATCATCGATCCGCTCCTCGCGGATCAGATCCCCAGCCGGGGTGCAGATCCGGACGACGTATTCCTCGAAGGTGGGTGAGGTGTTCTTGCCCCACTGGAAGGTGGGCGACCGGCGCTCGAAGGTGGTCGCGCTGGTCTCATCGATCAGCCGCAGCTGGGTGATGTCGTCGACGACCGTCAGGTCACCGATCAGCCGGTGCTCGATGCGGATCGGCTTGGACTCATAACCGTTTACATCGACCGCACTGACCTGGAACAGGTATTCACCGGTCGGGATGTCGTCCCATTCGAACTGGTTGACCGTCGTCTCGGCCAGTGTCGACATCGGGCCGTTGTCGCGGGAACCCTCGATCTTGTATTTGCTGACCGTCTTGGTCGGGCTCTTGTCCCAGGTGAGCAAGACGGTGGCCACCTTGCGGCTACCACTGCGGCGCGTCGACGGGGTTACCCGGAGATTCTTGACCGGGGCCGGCTTCTTCTTCGTCTCGAGCAGCGACTGATCGAGATCCTCGATCGTGTTGAACTGGCCGTCGATGAAGAGCCACTTGGCGCGGTACATCATCATGGCCTGGATGTCGACGTTGTCAGGATCGCCGTCGACTTCAGTGATCGACATCACACGGAACGCGATCGGCGCGGAGTCGCCGTTGGTCTGCTCGACGGTGAAGACGGCGTCTTCCGGCAGCTCGGGCAAATCAGCAGTGACCGTCAGCTCCGTCAGTGCGCCGCTGGTGCTGCTCACCAGGTTGCGGCTCTCGATGACGAAGTCGTCGGTGGCAGGGCTGATCAGCTGGAAGCTGATCTTGTAGGAGAAGCCCGGTTCGAAGAAGAGGGGTTCGCGGAGCTGGATCTTGCGCGGGCTCGTGACGGACTTCACGCGACCCGAGAGACCAAACTCCATGTCCGGATCGGACAGCAGGATCACATCGTACGGCGACAGGTAGAGGCCCATGCGGTTGGTCTTGAAGTTGACCATCATGGTTTCTTTGATGCCCGTGATCAGGTGGTACCGGGCGCGGCGGATTGCCTCTTCCGCATTGGTGCAGCCGACCGCGATGAAGTTGTGCGGGATGCGGCCGTACTGGGCGATGTGGTCGTTGTCGCGAACGGGGCGACGATCCTCCTGCCACTGCAGGTCCGGGTTCGTGAAGGCGACGGTGATGTCGTTGTGGCGGGTCGAGATCTCGGTGAAGGAGTAGGTGAACAAGCCCTCGACGACGTTCTCGGGCGTGAAGATGACAGCGGCGCCGCCATCCTTGTCGATCTTGATGACGCCCGAACCATTGCCGTCGTCGAAGAAGCGGCCGGCGAAGATACCGAAGATGTAGTTCAGCGCCTCGCGGCCACCACGCGGGTCTGAGATCAGGCCGTTGTACGTGAAGCGGGGCGCCCCGCTCGCCGTGCGGACGTCGCACCACTGGCCAGCCTCGTAGACGTCCATCTTGGACAGCACGATCGGATAGTAGGCGTTCATGCCATACCGATCGTTCATGACGAGGTCGTAGCCGACGAAGGCCGGGTTGTTGGTGTAGGCCAGCTTCCACGTCTGATCCCAGACGCCGCTGTAAAGGCGGGTCACCGGATCGTAGTTGGACGGGACGCGGACGATGCGCCCACGGTAGATGCCGCCCAGGTCGGGGATGGACGAGAACTGGTCGGAGGCGCGAGCCACGAGCTGGGTCGTTGCGGTGGCCGGGAACTTGTAGGCCTTCGCGGTGACTTCCTGGAAACTCTCCCAGGTGATGTCGAACATCTTCTCGGTCGTGTTGATCGGAGACGTCTTCACCACGCGGAACATGTACGGTTCGTTGATCCGGGGAACCGGAACACGGAACTCCTTGGGGAAGGTCTGCGTGGTCTTGGCCGTGAGTTCGATCTGGCCATCCTCGACCTCGACCGTCCCGCCGGTGCTGTTCTCGCCAAAGGTGCCGGGGCGCAGCGTCGATCCGGCGATGACCCAAGCCGATCCGTTGAAGAAGAAGGCCTGGTTCTTGGCCGTGTTCAGCCAGTAATCGCCCTGCTCATAGGTGCGGTTGGTCGGCAGCTTGGCGCCGACGAATGCCGTGGTCGACTTGTCGCTGCCCCAGCTCGATTCCTCGGACCAGGTCCAGTGGCTGTTGGCGAACTTGGCGTTGCGCGGAAGGGTCCAGACCTGGTCTTCGTAGACCTTCGGCTCGAAGTTGTTTGCGGTGTTGAACCAGATCCCCGCGTTGGCCGTGGAGATCGGCGCGGTCGCGGACCAGTAGGTAGGACGGTCGCCGGGTGACCCTGCGACATCCTTCGAGGAGTCCTTGTCCCCGTAGTATTTGTCGAAGCTGGCATCGGAGATCTGGGGCGGAAGCGGGTTCTTCGCGTTCGTCCGGACAGGGGTCCAGGCGCCAGCACTCACGGCCTTGTATTCGATGCGCCACTTGCCGGTGTGTTCGAACGTGCCCTTGCTCGTGCTCTTGACGAGCTGATTGATGGCGAAGCGGAAATCGACATAGTCGATCTGAGTGTGCTGGCCAGTCCGGATGACTGCGACGTCGGTCTCGAGCCGAGTGCTGACGGTGGTCGAAGCACCAAATCCGCCGAGACGCGAGTTGATATCCTCGCCGGCTTCCGTGCCTTTGTAGTCGACGAGCTCGAAGTTGTCGAAGTTGCTCTGGTCGTTTGGATCTTTGAGAGGTGTCTGGCCGATGACGAAGCTCTTGGCTCCGTCTGCCAATCCGACGATTGGC